GAGATAGCGTAGCGTCTCGTGGGCTCGGAGATGTGTATAAGAGACAGATACCGTAACCATTGGTGGTGGTGGTTCAGGTGGTAATGGCAACGGCTCTAATTCATCGGTAACAGGATTTACTACTGCTGTTGGTGGAGGTGGCGGTGGAAATGCACAAACTAATAGCGGAAATACTGGTGGCTCTGGAGGTGGTGGAGCATTTGCTGGAGGTGGAGGTGGTGGAACTTCTGGCCAAGGTAATAATGGTGGTGGTGGAACTAACGGTGGCACAAACAACCAAGTAGGTGGTGGTGGTGGTGGTGCTGGGGCTGCTACAGGAGATAGGAATGGTGGCGTTGGCCTTCAATTTACTATAGGCGCTAATAATCCATATTACGCTGGCGGTGGTGGCGGAGGCGGAAACCAAAAATCAGGTCGTGGTGGAGGCGGTTCTGGAGGTGGTGGAACTGGTCAAAATACTTCTGGAGGTTCTGCTGGTTCGGTTAACACAGGTGGTGGAGGAGGTGGTGCTGGTGGATTTAGCCCATCTAGTTATGGCGGTGGTTCAGGAACTATTGTTATTTGGTATTTGGGCGCACAAAAAGGCACTGGTGGAACTGTAACTTCTTCAGGAGGATATACAGTACATACTTTTACTTCTAGCGGTACATTTACAGGTTAAAAGGAGCATTAAATGGGACATTTTGCAAAAGTAGTAAATGGTAAGGTAGAACAAGTCATTGTTGCCGAACTTGATTTTTTTAAGACCTTCGTAGATTCTTCTCCGGGTCAATGGATTCAAACTAGCTATAACACTATTGCTAATACACACACATTAGGCGGTACACCTTTGCGTGGTAACTATGCTGGTATTGGTTATACATACGACCAAGCTAATGATGTTTTCTACGCACCACAACCATACGGAAGCTGGGTATTAAACCAATCTACATGGACATGGGAAGCACCTGTAGCTATGCCAACAGACGGAAAAGAATACCGTTGGGATGAGCCAACATTGGCTTGGGCAGCATTACCTACAACAACACCAGTAGAAACATTACCATGACAGATCATGCAGTAGAAACTGGTGAACTTGGCTTTTTTGGAAACATATGGGTTCGTCAAAACCTTATGAACAAAGCAGGTGATGGCGTAGAAAACCACACCCATAAGTTTGACCATGTAAGCCTTTTGACAACTGGAAAAGTCCTTGTAGAAGTAGAGGGCTATCCATCAAAAGAGTTTACTGCACCAACTTTCATTGTTATTCGCAAAGAACACAAACACCGTTTTACTGCGCTAGAGGACAATACTAATTGGTATTGCGTATTTGCTTTGCGTGATTTAGATGGTGAAGTTATTGAAATATACGAAGGTAAGCATGATCCATTATGTGCAATGCCTCACCTAGTAGTTTAAGGATAAATTATGACGGTTATTATTAATGGTTCTACTGGCATTGATGCTAGTACTACAACGCAAAGTTTAGATTTGCCAATAGGAACTACAGCACAAAGACCGTCTAGTCCTACTACTGGTTCAACAAGATTTAATACTACATTAAATTATGTAGAAATTTATGCTAATGGTAGTTGGCAACAAATCACATTAACTACTTATTCAGTAAATTATTTAATTGCTGCTGGAGGTGGTGGGGGTGGTAATAGTGGTTCTTCAGGAGGTGGAGGTGCTGGCGGTTTAATTATTTCTACTGCTTCAATTACCCCTACAACTGCTTATACGATTACTGTAGGTGCTGGAGGGGGCGCTGGCGCTGCTGGCAACAATTCAACAGGATTTACACAAACAGCCATTGGCGGTGGATATGGTGGTGTTGGTAGCCCTGGTTCAAATGGAACTTCTGGCGGTTCAGGTGGCGGTGGTGGTGGACAGGATTTTACTGCTAGGTCTGGTGGCGCTGGAACTGCAGGGCAAGGAAACGCAGGTGGTACAAGCACAGGAAGTGCTAACTATGGCGCTGGCGGAGGCGGAGGTTCTGCTGCTGTCGGTGCAAATGGGGGAACTGGCGCTTCAGGAAACGGTGGCGCTGGTACTTCTTCTACAATTTCAGGAACAGCCACATCTTATTCTGGCGGTGGTGGTGGTGCTTCTACCGTAAGTGGCGCTGGCGCTGGTTCTGGTGGTGCTGGTGGCGGAGGTAACGGAGGTTCAAGCGCTACTGCTAATACTGGCGGAGGCGGAGGCGGAAGCGCTAGTGGTGGTTCTGGAATAGTCATTATTTCTTATGCTGGCGCACAAAAAGGAACTGGTGGTACTGTAACTTTTAGCGGTGGCAACACAATCCATACCTTTACTACTTCTGGCACTTACACAGCTTAACTTTTTAAGGATTAGTGATGCAATCCCCCAAGTATTCGGTAGTTATACCGACTTATAATCATTGCGATGATTTATTAAAACCTTGTATTGATAGTATTTTTAAATACACCAATATTGAGGACATTGAACTTATCATTATTGCCAATGGCTGCAACGATGAAACCCTAGCCTACCTTAGATATTTAGAAGCTAAATACATCAATCTCGGATTGCCAAAACACTTTAACTATTTGTTTTACAGTATTCCATTAGGTTACTCAAAAGCCTGTAATAGTGGCATTAAACTGGCTACAACTGACAAAATCATTTTGTTAAACAATGATACTGTTTTGCTAGAACAAAGCAAAAATCAGTGGTTAGAGATATTGAATCAACCTTTTGCCAATCCTGATTGCGGTATCTCTTGCATTATTAAAATCTTTTCTCCACCCGCAGGTAAGGACTTTGCGGTATTTTTCTGTGTAATGATTGATCGCAAAGTATTTGATGCCATTGGCTTACTTAATGAGGAATATGGAGTAGGCGGTGGTGAAGATACCGAGTTTTGTATTGAAGCTGAAAAAGCAGGTTTTAAGGTTTTAGAGGTATTTGATAAACAATGGACAGGTAATAACTTTACTGGCGGATTTCCAATTTACCATCAAGGGGAAGGTACAGTCCATGATGTCAATTTAGTCCCAGATTGGGATGCCACTTTTAAATCCAATTCTTTAAGATTGGCTAAAAAATACAATCCAGACTACTACCGATTCTTGCTATCCAATAATTATGAGCGAGCAGTGTTTTTAAAAGGTGACACTATTTTTCCTAGAGAAACCCAAAGATACAACTGGGCTAGAAAAAACTTTGCTGGGTTAAGCATTTTAGAAATTGGCTGCTCTACTGGATATGGCTGCAATTTCTTTTCTGACAATGCCAACTATCTAGGGCTAGATTACGATCCAATTATTGTAGAAGTAGCTAAAGATCAAGATTGGCGACCAAATGCTGCTTTTGAATGGGCGGACATTAATACTTATGAACTTGACCAATACGATGCGATTGTTGCTTTTGAAGTCATTGAGCATTTAGATAATGGGTTAGAAATAGTTGAAAAACTCAAAAATCATTGCAAACAATTATTGATTTCTGTTCCTTGGAATGAACCTAAAGGATTTTGGGGAGAGCATCATCAGCTGCATGGCTTAAATGAAAGCAACTTTCCCGGGTTTGAGTTTACCTTTATTAACGAGCATGGTATTTTGTCAAATGAACCCATGCCAATTTCAGAATCTAACCGAGCCAATTTAATGCTATGCAAGTACTCTGCTCCGTAGCCACCCGGGGGCGGTATTTCACTACACTGCCCTTAGTTTTAACCGCCATTCTCAATCAAGATCAGCTTCCCGATAAGCTGATTATTTTTGATGACAATGACGATCCAAAGGATATGCGACAAGAGTTTATCTACAGGCATATCTTTGAAATCTTAAACATTAAAGGCATTCAATGGGAATGGCTATTTGCTCCTAAAAAAGGACAGCACCATATCCATCAAATGGCAAATGACATCGCTTGTAAACAGGGTTTTGAATGGGTGTGGCGAGTCGATGACGACTGTATTCCAGAGCCAAATGTTTTAAAAAGCCTATATACCTATGCAACACAAGTACCTAAAGTGGGTGCAGTCGGTGGGGCTATTCTTACCCCGCCATTGCTACAAGTCAATGCCACAGGTCAAATTAAGCATATTGATATAGAGCCTAATATTCAATGGAACTACATTGAAAAGTCTAATTTTGTAGAACATCTGCATTGTTCCTTTTTGTACCGATCTGGGGTGCATGACTATAACTTAGGGTTATCCCGAGTAGCACATCGTGAAGAAACGCTATTTACCTATGGGTTACATCAAAAGGGATATGCAGTTATAGTTATCCCTAACGCTAACTCTTGGCATTTAAAGAATCCAGAAGGCGGTATTCGTAGCGAAACTAAAAAGGAATTGTTTAACCATGACGAAGCTATATTCAGAAATTTCCTCCGCTATCGTGGAAATAATATTGTGGTTCTTAATTCTGGGCTTGGCGACCATATCGTTTTTAGTCGTGTGCTGCCTAATATTGCCAGCCCTCTTGTTTTCACTTGCTACCCGGAAGTAGTACCCGGCAAATCAATAGCCGAAGCACAAGCCTTATTTGGCAATTTAGATCAGTGGAATATCTATAAAAAAATGGATCAATGGAAATGGAAAGATAGTTTAGAGAATGCTTTTAGAAAGCTGTATCTATGATCTTAATTCATCCTTATGCAAAACCATTGAGAAATGGCAAAGAAAATCCTAAAAACTATCCATATTGGGAAGAACTTGTACAAGAATTGCAAAAAACTATGCAAGTTGTTCAAGTCGGCATAGAAGGAGAAACTCAGTTAGTACCGGATTTTTGTAAGAATTTACCTATGATTGAGTTGCGCCAACTCATTAAAAATTGCAAAACGTGGATCGGCGTAGATAGCTTTTTTCAGCATCTAGCTTGGAGCGAAGGTAAACCGGGTATTGTTTTATGGTCTGTATCTGACCCTAATATCTTTGGGCACCCAGAAAACACTAATTTGTTACGCGATCGGAAATATTTGGCGCCTAACCAATTTCTTTGGTGGGAGCATACGGAGCATAATCCAGATGCTTTTGTAAAACCGCAAGAAGTGTTAAACTTCCTATAGCTTTTAGTGTTTAAATGAGGGGTAAAGCATGTCTTGGGAATCAATTATTGCGGCAATAACCCTAGCCTACATGTTTATCAGCGGGCTTATTGGGTGGTGGACTAACAGCATTTCGCGCAGTCAAAAAGAGGTAAGTGATGCTCAAACCCAATTAGCTAAAGACATGAAAAAACTGGAAGTAATGCTTCCCAATGAATACGTCAAAAAAACTGACTTAGATCAAAGATTATCAAGAATGGAACACACATTAGACTTGATAATGGCAAAATTAGATACCAAACAGGATAAATAATGTTCGCTAAAATCTGCGCCCTTCTTCGTAAAAAGCCAGTTGAGTCTAAACTGCCCGAATTCCCTGTAGAAATACCAGCAAAAGCAAAAAAAGAGCTGGTTAAAAAAGCGACTACTCGCAAACCCGCAGCAAAAAAAGCAACTGTAGTTGCTAAAAAAGCGACGATCAAAAAGAAAAAATGAAAAAGTTTTTTGTCGACATGTTAACCCAAAACGATAATCGTACTTGGTGTGTCGGTAGGGTATCGCTATTTTTAGGGGCTTTAGCGTTTATTATTCTTGGTTTTATACACGCTATCTTAAACCATTCGATGGATTTTTCAGCTTTTGGCATGGGGCTAGGGGCTTTAATTGGTGGTAGCGGTGTTTATGTAGGCGCTCAATCAGCGACGGATAAAAATGTGGAAAACTCTTCTCAGTAGTGTTGTTGGTTTTTTCTCTGGTAATGTTCTCACTTACCTTGAAATTGGACTGGCTGTTGTAGTGCTATTTTGCGTTGGATATACTCCTTGGCATTGGGAGCATACTAAGTTTGTTAACTACAAAGCGCAACAGCAAGCGCTTGTTACGCAACAGGAAGTTGAAAACAAACAAAAAGATGAAAACCATAAGTTAATTGTTAAAGGACTTCAAAATGAACTCGCTTCTAAAACTATCATTTTGCGCCGTTATTATGCTGTCGGGGTGCGCCCATCAAGTACCGGTACCGTGTTATCAGGACAAACCGCCTCCCCCAGAATTGATGCAGAAGCCAAGTACACACTACTTGCTGGAGAATGCGCTGAAGTAACGCTTAAATATGAGTTATTACAAAAGTACGAACGCGAAAGACTAGGATTGCCAGATGACCAATAACGAAATAGCGTTACTTAAAACGATTGGTTTTTCTGAGTTAGGCAGAGATTTATTAGCTCATTCTGACAACGGTTACAATGTTCTGTATGGCGGAACATTGTTTGCCAGCTATGCAGACCATCCCCGTAAGCACATTACTATTAACGGTTTGACTTCTACGGCGGCTGGTAAATATCAAATATTAGAACGTATATACGACGCCTACAAGACTCGCGTAGGCGTTGTTGATTTTTCTCCTCACGCACAAGATATGATCGCGCTAGAACTGATTAAAGAAACTGGCGCTGATATGCTAATTAACGATGGGAGATTCCAAGATGCTATTATTCGATGCAATCGTATTTGGGCTAGTTTGCCTAATAGCCCCTATGGGCAGAGGACTAATTCAATGGCTCATCTTGAAGCCTTTTATGAAAATGTAGGCGGTACGCTAGCATGAGCGATTTTTTTGATGAGGCATCCGATATGGAAGCCCTCCACCGTGATTTAGCTATTAAAGCTATTCGTAATGAAAAGAAACACCCTTACACAGGGCATTGCCTTTGCTGTAATGAACTAATCCCTACAGGGCGATTTTGTTCCGCAGAATGTCGCGAAGATTGGGAAATGGAACAAAAGATTAAAAAAATAGCAGGAAAATCACTATAAGTCATTGAATTTCCACGTAGTTCGGTTAATATCCGAACTATTGTCATAAGGATTACTATGCCGTTTAAGCCTGTGTGTTCCGATGAAGAGTTTATTAAACTTTGGAAAAAGCTAGGGTCGCCAACTCTCGTAGGAAAAAAACTAGGTATAAACCCTAGAAGCGTATCTAATCGTAAATCCGCTATTCAAATTCGGCATAACATCGAATTGCCTACGCACGGTTCTTTACGAGATCCCAAAAAAGAAAAACCTAAAAAGATAGAGCTTGCACCCCATAACGTCCGAAGAGGCATAGACGTTGACAAGGTGAAGCGCGTTATTGTGTTTTCAGACGCCCATTTTACAGATACCACTACAACGGCATTTAAAGCCCTGCTGTTGATGATTAAAGAATTCAAGCCAGAAGTCATCATCTGCAATGGCGACGCGTTCGACGGACAGGTTTTGAGCCGTTTTCCGTCCATTAATTACGACGCCAAGCCTACGGTACTGCAAGAATTAGAGTCTTGCCGTTATCATTTAGATCAAATCGTTAAACATAAGCCGGCTGGCTGTCGTTTAATCTGGACGCTGGGCAATCACGACATGCGTTACGAATCTTGGTTGGTCAATAAGGTGCCAGAATATAGCGGTGTAGACGGTTTTAGCCTCAAATATCACTTTCCTGAATGGGAAACCTGTTGGAGCTTTTGGATTGGTGAGGATACTGTGGTCAAACACCGGTTCAAGGGCGGGCGCACGGCAGGTTACAGCAACTTGCTGGCAGCGGGCAATACCAACATCATTACGGGGCATACGCATGTCTTAGCGGTGCAACCAATCAGTAACTATCAGGGCAACTTCTACGGGGTTCAGACCGGCTGCTTGGCGGATCCAATGAGCGCTACCTTTGAATATTGCGAAGATTCCCCCAAAGACTGGCGATCGGGTTTTGTATTGCTGTCGTTTGACCAAGGTAGAATGTTAATGCCAGAGTTGATTATGGTCAGCGATGAGCAAAATGGCGAGTTCGAGTTTAGAGGTTGTATAAACAAGGTTTAAACATGACTACTATCGTTGGCGATTGGATTAATAAAGTAATGGTGGCAGATAGCCAGTTTTCCGATGACGATGCGGGAATCAAATATTATGAGGATAAGATTCTTCAAATAGATAACGGATGGCTTGGCGTTGCTGGCAATTGGTCAGATGGCGAAAAAGTCGTTGAATACATTAATAAAAAACAAAAAACCAAGCCCAAACTAAAATCTGGCAGCTCTTTCTTAAAGCTAACTGCCGAAGGGCTTTTTTCTTGTAATGATGATTTAGAATGGGAACGCGTTAGAACCTTTATGGCTATTGGCTCTGGTGCAATGGCGGCAGAAGTCTGCATGAGAATGGGGCTAACAGCAGAAGAAGCGGTTAAATGGGCTTGCAATGTGGATTTAAAAAGCCACGAACCGGTTAAAGTTTATGACTTATTAAAGAGTCCTTAAATAGCTTAAAGCCTTATTAATGAGTCATTTAATATGTACAGAATTTGCCGTTTTGTAGACATGTTTTGGGGGTATGTACACTTTCGTTGACATTTTGTACATGTAATGCGTTTTATCCGCACTTTGGTTGACATTACTTTTCCTTACAAAATGTCCCGTTCGGTAACTTTTTACTATTTTTGCCTACTTTTTATTACATTCTTCCCGTTCGGGAAACTTTTTTATGTGGTGCGTAACCCTAACTATATGGGGTGTTTTGTTCAATATATTGCGCAAATTACAGGGTGTAGGTTGTGTTTCAAAGTTACAACGATTACTTTGTTATTGTATAAATGATTACTTTGTTATTGTATAAACGACCTATTTTAAAAACGCCTATAAGTGCATGAAATTTCAATAAAAAATCATGCAAAAATGTGACATTGTTGTCCGAAATTTGTGTATCTTTTTTGTACTTATAGGTATGAAAAAAGGTTGCAATTTGCAACCTTTAGGTATTACTTAGCCATCATGTAAAACCCAACATTCCCAAGGGCGTAGCCAAAATAACAAATAGCCATCCCTAGATTGCCTTTAAACCCCTGTTCAATGCTGATGTATAGATAAATCAGCCCGGTGAGAACTATTAGCCAACTGCTCATACGTTAGCTAACAGCTTATGGATGCGGGCATTAAACCAACGGCGAATGCAATAGCTACGGACTACTGAAATAACGGTATATATCAAACCCATGTACAAGTTTTCCAATAAAGTAATGTGAAAACCAAACAAGGGAAATATCAGCAAATTGGCAATGTAATTAATACCAAAGCCAATTGCGACATTTACCCATGCCTCAATAAAAGAACCTAATTTGGTTTGACTCATTGATAGCTTACTAGCCTTGGGCTAAAAGCAAACGTCGCAGGGTATTTTTTAATCAACGCGGTGTTGTTATGCCATTGATCCGGAGTCACGAAAGCAGGGTCAACTAAAGCGCGGATGTTCCAACCAAAATTTAAATACAAACATTTACCAAAAATATGTTTGGTGTAAACCCATTGAAACAACCCATGTCCTTTGACCAAAATATGCCCCGGGTTCTTTTCATCACAATGTAAATCGCCTGAATACGACATTCCTGTAGAACCGTCGAATGTAACTACTGCAAATCCATAAAAAGGGTTACGCCACAACCATTGGACTTTTGACCACCAACAAGGTGTATGTGCTGCCTGAAACGTCTGGTCACCATCAAGGCTGTTGTCAGGGGCTTGAAACCAAGACAAAAACTTCCACAGGCGCGGGCTATTTTGCCACACAGTTGCATTGTTGCACCACCCATCTTGATAGCTGTAGCAAATAGCAATAATAAAGGCTAACGGAAACGTCAGAATGGTTCCAATAAGATTAATAATTACTAAAAACGGATACAAAATATAACTCATGGCATTAATTCCTTTGGTGGTCGATCGTCCCCTTCGACGTACGTTTTTGCGTACAAGGTCAACATTCGTAAATTGCACATAGCATGGGCTAAGTGTGGTAAACCAGACTCTTCATCGTTCTCTTCACCCGCTTGCCATTTAGATAAATGACGCAAAGCGCAAGCCAAAGGTACTGACCAATCCATGCCTTTCGCCCAATTCCATGCAGCGTATTTTTGCTTTCCATACGCCCACACTTTGGCTTCATCTTCAAGAGTACATAGCGGTATCAAACTCATGTCGGGTTTGCCAGCATTGTAGCGAGCGCCCGACCCTTTGGCATCACTATTAACATCACCAATTCCGTTAAGCGCCGCTAAAGCAGATTGGTGTTTTAACTGTTGAATGCGAAGATACTCTGATGTTGATATGGTTGCATCGTCCCAAACATCTGTTGATGGATCACCAACTTTAACTTCAATTTCTTTTCGTTTTCTCAAAAAGTTTTCCCTCCCCAAACTTGTTGTTCTAAATGACGGACATAGCTGTTTTGATGGTCAATATATTTAATGAGTTTGTCGTACATTAAACGCCAATAATCTGCATCGGCTAAAGCTTTAGCCAATCGTTCTTGCAATTTGGCAATTTCTATCTCATCCATTAAAATCCCCATGTTTTTTTAATTTCAATTTTTTTCTCATCGTTAGTAATCGATAAGTCTACCATCCCGGCAAACGGAATCGGTTCCACGCTAGCACCGCTATCCACGACAACCACAGGGCAATCGTTATTGTTTACTTTCGTATTGTTTTCTAATTCCGATAATGTCCAAGTAGTCATGCCCAACCCCCAAGTCGTATTGCAAGGCGAACGGCAGATAGAAGAATGATAGTAGCTATCACTGCAACAGTGATAGCCACTTTATCAGCCCAGCTAGTCTGCATAATTCGCCACCTGAATTTCTAATTGGGTAACCGTAATCTTAATCTCTTGTACGGCTTCTGTAATTAATTTTTTTCCAATTAGCCCCGGGTTGGCGTTTAATATTTCTAGCTGATTAACAAGCTTTTTAAGCTTAACAAGGTCGTATGATAGATCGTTCATTTGAGCCTCACTACTTTAGCTTTAGCCAAAGCCCGTTCGTACGTTTCTTTGGCGTCAGCATCTAAATCTCGAATAGGAAGATTTTGCCAATATTTCCATTTATCTTTGTACTCTTGCTGTTCAGATGGCGGTATCCAGCCGTAGCGCATGCGCCAGCGTAAAGCAATGTCGGTACCGGGTTTAGTCCAAATATATTCTTCTTTTGCCATGATTTTTCCTCTAGTTAAATCAATTACTACGTTAGTTTAAGCAGCTATTTGTTTCTTTAAATCCGCCCGTTCTCGCGCTGCACGAAGAATGGTGTACCGTTGATGCAAACGCTGGACAATTGACCAACGCTTGGCACCTTCGAGTTCTTGATCCAATAGTTCGGCTACTTGTTCTTCAGATAGCGTTGCCAAAATATCGGTTAATGATCTCCAACTGTAAGTTTTAGCTGGTGTTTCTTTTTTTCTAAGCCATTTCATTACTATTCCTTGTTATAACTAAAAGCAATATCAAAAGCCACAACAAGCATAGCTAATGGAATCAATACCCAACCAATTAAACAAACAATAAATTTCATCATTTCTCACTTGCCTTTCTTAATATTGCTCTAGAAACAGATTTCCCCATAAAAATACCAAAATACAAAATTGCTTATAAAATTAAAAATCCAGTCATTTACACACCTCTACTAATTTTATTTTGTCTGTTTTTGCATCTCTGAATATCCTTAATATTTCGTCAGCATTAGAGTAAGGGTATGAATCTTCAGCCCACCCTAATCCAAAACGGTTGTTCATAAAGGTAATACGATCAAACTTTATGATATATTTTATGCGGTACTCTATGTGTTCATGCCAAGTTGGAAAAGTGCTGTCACACCAACGAAAGTTATTAAATTCTTCAATCTCAGCACCATCAGCCCATGCCTTAATTAGTTCTGCGTGTTTGTGTGGTTTCATTCTGATAAGTTCCTATCCATGTTGTATTGTTTAATATCATCTAATTCTTCTTTCAACGCTTCTATTTCGGCTTGTTGCTGGCGTAGCATGGTGGCTATTTCTTTGTGGTAAGCACAACAAGCATATTCTGCCATATCAGCTAGTTCATTTGCGTTCATTTCTTTCTCCGTTTTAGTTACTGTAACAGATTTATTTGTCTTGTAAAGCATTGTGTTGCTTTTTTGCTATTTCAACTCTTCAATCGCTATATCACTAATAGCTCGCTTATCCGCCAACGCTGCCCAGATGCGTTCATCGATTGTTTTATTGGTTAACAAGATGTAACACCATACATCCTGCGTTTGCCCGCTACGATGCAATCGCCCAATAGTTTGCTCGTACAGCTCCAAGCTCCAAGGTAGGCTAATAAATACCAGCTTATTGCCACCATGCTGAAGGTTTAAGCCATGCCCTGCGGACTTGGGGTGAATCAGTAACAACTCAACCTTGCCTGCGTTCCAGCGTTCGATTGCATCCTTATCGTCAAAAGTGACAGCTTGCGGATAACGACGTTTAAGTTCAGCTAACTCTTCTTTGTAGTTGTAGACAATCAGGGTATTGGCGCGTTGATTCTCGGCTAACAAATCTTCTAACAACTCGAACCTGTGGTCTGAAAACCATACTGGCGTTTGCTTAATATCAAACTGCCCGGGTGTATTAGACACTGATTTTTCGGTATAATAACAAAAGCCAGATGCCATCTGCTGTAGTTTTTGTGTGACTACAGCCGAGTTTGCGGCAACTACCTTTGCTTCAGGGAATTGATGCACAAAATCTTTCTTCATCTTCTCGTAGGGTTCGCGATCTGGCAAATCGCAACGTATCTCTACGGTGTGGAGTGGTGGAAGCTTATCTTTATACTCAGATGACTCTAATAGAAATGTTGAAGGACGAATACGTTGCATTACTGATTCTAGCGATCCTAATCTGGGCTGCCATTCACCAAAATCGCGATTGATACATACAAAGTATTGTTGTAAGAAAGCGCCCTTGCTACGACCTAACAGCTTCTGGTCAACGATTTTGCATTGACCAAAGACATCCTCTAAACCATTGCTGGTAAAAGATCCGGTCAACCCCCAACGGATTAGTACGCTATCAAGTACTTTATTTAATGCTTTAAATCGTGCGCCTGATGGGTTTTTGAGCTTGGTTAACTCATCAAACACAATGCCATCAAAATCTAAATACTGTTCGGTTAGCCATTGAATGTTGTCGTAGTTAATGACAACTACGCGAGCATTGCTTTTAAGCGCCGCTAACCGTTGTTTAGCTGTGCCGACGCAAATCGCAATGGATAACTGTGGCGCCCACTTGTCACGTTCTTGTTTCCAAACATCGGTGCAGACGCGCTTAGGAGCTAATACTAACCACCTATTAACATATTTGTTACTAATCATTTCTTGCATGGCGGTCAATGCAATTGCCGTCTTACCCGCGCCCACTGATGCTAAAACCATTGCCCTGTCGTTCTCATACAAGAAGTCAACAGCTTTTTCTTGATAGTCCCTAAGCTTTAGCAATCCATTCATTAATCATTTCTTTCGTATATAAACAAACATATCGTTGTTTTAAAGCTACAACATCATCGCGAAATATTTCTTGCATTGGTGATAAATACCCACCCTTTGGTCTTTTTAATTCTACAAACCATGTATGTCCATTCGGAATACAAGCGATGCGATCAGACACGCCACGTTGAGTTGTAGACTTAAACTTATAAGTTTTTCCGCCTATAGATTCCACTGACCAAACAAAGTACTTTTCTATTTCGCGTTCACGTTCATTCATAATTTATCACAAAAGTTGTTGCACACAAAAAATAATCTGTTACACTAAAAGTTCTAAAGAAAAAAGGATTAAGGAAAAATGGCAAAACATTCAGCAATTGTAGGTGGTTCCACCGCTTCACGGGTAATCAAGTGCCCAGCGTCCGTAGCGCTATGCGCCAAGATGCCTCCAAAGCCTTCTAGCAAGTACGCTGATGAAGGAACCTTGCTACATAACGCAATCGCAGAAATTTTAGAAAAAGATTTAAATCCCAGCGACATCATTGGTTTTAAATACAAAGAACTGGTTGTTACACAAGAACTTTACGACGAAAAGATTGTCTTCGCTTTACGTAGCCTTGATGAAATCGATCCTGAATGCGAGATGCGTATTTCAGTTGAGTCTGAAGTCGACTTTGGTGATTATTTGCCGGGTGTGTTTGGTTCGGCTGACGTCATTGGTAAGTTAAAGCGTTCAGCTAAAGTCATTGACTGGAAGTTTGGTTCTGGCGTTATCGTTGAAGCTGAAGAAAACTATCAGGGGATGTTTTATGCAGCAGCCGCTATGCGCACTGAAAAGACAAAATGGGCGTTTGAGGATGTTGACGAAGTAGAAATCATTATTGTCCAGCCACCTGAAATGCGTCGTTGGGTAACTACCCCTGAACGTATTAAAGAGTTTGAACAACAACTTTCTATTGCAGTCAAAGAAGCCAAACGTAAAGATGCGCCGATGCAATCGGGCAGCCATTGCCGTTGGTGCGCTGCCAAACCTGTTTGCCCAATTATGACGGATTCGGTAGCACGTTCAACACAACTTGCACTTAAAGATTTAAAGCCTGATTTGATTGCAACGTATTTGCAACAAGCCGATGTTCTTGAAGATTGGATCAAAGAGTTGCGTGAGTTGGCACACCAAATGTTGGAATCTGACGTAAGAGTGCCCGGCTATAAGCTAGTAGCTAAAAGAGCCATACGCCAATGGTCAGACGATAAAGAAGCACAAAATTATTTTTCAAAATATGAAGGTGGTGTAGTTTATGAACCGCGCAAACTAAAATCTCCTGCTCAAATGGAAAAAGCATTAAAGCCTTTTGGGTATGAAATACCACAAGATTTAGTAGTTGCAGTAAGCAGTGGCAGTACTTTGGTGCCTGAGAGTGATCCCAGACCAGAGGTTTTACAAATCGGCAAGCAACTCACCGCTGCCTTAAATAAACTTAACTAGGAGCAAAGAGCAATGAGCAATTTGACCACATTTAAAGGTGCAAACCTTCCAGCAGTAGCAGATTTATCCGCAGCACTAAAGTCCAACTTAGCTAACGTCACCGATGTTGGTACTGTTATTATCAAAATGGACAAAACAGGTCATTGGGTTTTTGGTAGCGATCAGACTGAAACTCAAGATGGATCTGAATGGGCAATTAACCCTTTTAGCTTTGTACATGGGTATATTGCTTGGGGGGCGAGTGAAGTCTTGGGTGAAAAGATGGTTCCCATCAATCAGCCTTTGCCAGAACTTGAGCCAGCGCCAGCCAACGCTAAAAAAGGCTGGGAAGTGCAAGTGGGTTTGGAATTGACTTGCATTAACGGCGATGACAAGGGGCTAACAGCTCGTTGGGCAACAACCGCAACCGGTGGCAAACGTGCTATTCAAGCGCTGGGCGTTGAGATTGCCGAGCAAATTGAGAAGGATTCTAGTAAACCTGTTGCTATCGTAGCGCTCGAAACTGAGCACTATACACACAAGTCTTATGGCAAGGTGTATACACCGAAGATCCGCGTGATTCGTTTTGAATCAATTGATGTAGAGTCTGCGACTGACGCGCCACAGTTAGAAGCAAAAGAAGCAGAGATTGAAGAGGCGCCAGCTTCCGCAACGCCAGTACGTCGCCGCCGCGCAGCAGTGTAATGAATATGGGGTTAGTTCGACACTATTCAGCTCTATGGCTCGAAGAGATTTCAGACTAAAAAGACTTACTAACCCCACCTAATTTAACTAGAGGAATAATCATGGTAGATAGAACAAACTTAACGCCAGATGAGCGTAGACAGATTAGCGAAGTAAAAATGGCAATGGTTAAAGCCGCGCATGTAAATATTAAAAACATTTTTCCCGGATTAGTAAATAAAAGCGAAAAAGTGCATCACACCAAAAGCTTATCGCATACGCGTAAAGGTTCAGGTCGCAGACATCAACAAGGAAAATAATGTCCATTCTTTGGGTTGACTTTGAAACCAAGTCCCGTTGCAACCTGCTGACGCGCGGTGTATACAACTACGCGCAAGACCTTTCTACAGAAGTCTTGTGTATGTCGTATGCGTTCGACAATGACGAGGTTGTGACGTGGATGCCTGACATGCCTTTTCCAGAAAAAATCATGCAGCACAAAGGCATGATTTACGCTCACAATGCAGCGTTCGAGCGTTTAATCTTTTGGTATGTCTTGCAGGTGAACTTTAAGCTAGAGCAATTTTATTGTACTGCTACGCAAGCTCGAGCCAACTGCGCTCCCGGTTCTCTTGAGGATGTTGGGCGGTTTTCTGGTGCCTCAATGCGTAAGGATTTTAGAGGTTCTCAATTGGTTCGCGCCCTATCGATTCCACAGCCTGATGGAACATTTAACGATGATCCGAAACTAATGAAGGAAATGGTTGAGTATTGCGAACAAGACGTTCGGGTAATGCGAAACATTAGCAAAGCCATGCGTCCGCTATCAAAGGAAGAATTAAATGATTACCATATCAACGAGCTTATTAATGATAAGGGTGTATTGGTCGACGTACCACTTGCCCAAGCTGCTATGCTTTACTCGGAAGAAGAGATCGCGGAAGTACAAAAGCTCGTGGTTGAAATCACCAAAGGTGAAATTACCTCGGTTCGTTCTCCCAAGATGCGGGAGTGGGTTCAGTCGCGGGTTGGTGAAGAAGCGCTCAAGCTCATGGAGAGTTACAAGGAGGGTCGAAAGAAGTATTCAATTGACAAAAATGTCCGCAATACTCTCTTAGCTTTTTCTGATGAAAACCCAGACCAAGTACCACCTCACGTCGCTGACGTAATTCAGTGTGCTGATGACTTGTGGGCATCTTCGGTTGCCAAGTTTCAACGCATGGTCAACCTTGCTGATGAAGAAGATCACCGCGTTCGCGGTGCCTTTATGTTTAATGGCGGTTCGGCTACGGGAAGGGCTTCTAGCTTTGGGCTACAAGTTCACAACTTTACTCGTAAATGCGCCAAAGAGCCTGAGTTGGTACGCGATGCAATGGTCAAAGGCGGTGATATTGTGCCGCAGTATGGCAAAAGAGTGACAGATGTGCTAAAAGGCATGTTACGGCCAGCAATTATTCCAGCTAAGGGTAAATACCTAGTAGTAGCAGACTGGGCGGGCATTGAAGCTCGGTGCAATCCATGGCTTTCAAATCAGCCTACGGCTGAATCAGTTTTGGATATTTTCAGAACTGGAAAGGATATTTATGTTAAAGAAGCTGCAAGTATATTTAGCTGTTCAGAAAATGAAGTTACTGACTCTAAAAGACAGATTGGCAAGGTCGCTATTCTTTCATGTGGTTATGGTGGTGGCATTGGTGCTTTTGCTGCGATGGGTCGCAATTACGGTGTAATTCTACCCGAGTCTGACGCTCGAAAGACTGTGGACGCATGGCGCCGAGCAAACCAATGGGCGGTGCTTTACTGGCAAGAACTTGAATCAGCCTATACCAGAGCGATGCGTAATCCGGGCTATGAATTTAGCGCGGGTCGGGTAACGTATTTGTATGATACTCAGCATCTTTGGTACGCACTTCCAAGCGGGCGCGTGTTATGCTACCCCTATGCCCGCTTAGATGAGGAGGGGGTTTCCTATGCGAAAGCGGCGTGGAAACCGGCTGCAATGGCTACCGAATGGGCTAGAGCTAGACTTTGGAAAGGGCTTGCTTGTGAAAATATTACTCAAGCTGTTGCTAATGATATATTGCGTAATTCTTTACGCCAGTTGGATAATGTTGTTCTCCACGTCCACGATGAAATTGTTATAGAAACAGACCGTCCAGAAGAAGTAAAATGCGAGATGGAATCTGTTATGCGTCAAGCGCCCGTTTGGGCTGAGGGCTTACCCTTAGACGTAGAGATTAAGATTATGTCCCGATATGGAAAGTAGTAAACTGATTGTCCAATAAAGCGAAAAGGTCTAAACCCTTATGAGATTTAGACCTTTTCTAACCAATAACTAGAGGATTAAATGGCTCCCAAAATAATATCACAAATTGAATTTATTGAATATTTATCGAAGTTACCTGCGGAAGGCGAAACTCTTCTATTAGTACAACAAAAGCCAGTAAAGAAGGATGGACAGCCTGTTTTGCATGGAGATGGAACACCAAAGTACACTTGGATTCCTTCATTACCTACCAAAATCAAGCCTGATACGGCGTTGTACGTCAACACAGGTAGTTTTCTTGTTGATCGTTTTGCTGCGGGCAAGTTGTCCGCTTCATCTGCCAATTGCGAGCATGTGCTCTTTTTGATGTGCGATGACATCGGAACCAAATCCAAACGCCCGCCGTTAGATCCTACATGGAAGCTTGAAACTTCCCCCGGCAACGAGCAGTGGGGGTACGTTTTTGCGCTTGATGCTCAGCCTACTAAAGGTGAGTTCACCGCAGCCATTACCGCGATTGCCAATGCAGGTTATACCGATGGCGGTGCTACCAATGCCGTTCGCAACGTGCGAGTGCCCGGTTCAGTTAACCTTAAACCCGGTAAAAACAATTTTGCTGCCAAGCTATTAGAATTTCACGCCGATCGAAAATTTACGCTTGAGCAGATCTGTGACGCGCTGGAGGTTGTGCCGAATGATGCAGACACAGCCTCCATGCAGCGTATCGCCTTAGAAGATAACGGCGATGATGACATTTTGCAGTGGATCGCTGATAATGGAATGTTGCTAGAGCCTGCCAATGGTGCTGGTTGGTACGGAATTATTTGCCCTAATAGTGCGGAGCATAGCGATGGTAATCCAATGGCTCGCTATCACCCTGTTAATCGGGCATTTTGCTGTTATCACGAACATTGCCAAGATTTTGATTCTCACGCGTATTTAGCATGGGCAGCAGAAAATGGTGCGCCAAAGCATCGCCCCGGAGTACGTTCCGAATTATTAACCGAAAAAATGGCTAAAGCTTTAGAAAAGATTGAGCCATCAACTATGTTTTCAGATACTTCCAAAATCATTGCTGAAGTAGAACGAAAAGAATTAGCAAGAATAGAAAAGGAAGAATGGTATGAACGATTTGCGTATGTCCAAGATGACGACGCTTACTTCGATCTTGTCGAAAGACGGGAGATCTCTCGAGGCACGTTTAACGCAATATTTCGACACGTTAATTGCCGATCAGTTCACACTGGACGAAAAATCGAAGCCTCAGTTTGTTATGACGAAAACAGACAAGCTCACAACGCTAAAGCTGTAGTTGGTATTACTTACGCGGCTGGCGAGTCAGTACTCGTTGGGCGCGAAGGTGACATCTACGGCAACCGTTGGGTTGATGCCCGTCCTAACGTAGAAAAAGTGAAAGTTAACGATATTTCTGTTTGGACAGAGTTGGTTGAGCGTTTGGTGCCAGACGAGCAAGACCGCAGCCATCTGCTTGATATCATGGCATTCAAATTGCAAAATCCAAAGATCAAAATTAACCATGCTGTTTTGCATGTAGGAGATGAAGGTTGCGGTAAAGATACCATGTGGGCACCGTTTATCTGGTCAGTATGTGGCTCACGTTTAAAAAACCGCGGCTACATGGATAGTGACAGTTTGAATTCGCAATGGGGTTATGACTTAGAGTCTGAGATTCTTATTATTAATGAGTTAAAAGAGCCAGATGCAGCAGCACGGCGCGCGCTTGCCAATAAACTCAAGCCAATCATTGCAGCGCCGCCTGAAATGCTCAACATTAATCGTAAGGGTTTGCACCCCTATCAAATGGCTAATAGGCTTTTTGTATTGGCATTTTCAAACGAACAAATTCCAATTAGCTTAGCATCACAAGATCGCCGTTGGTTTGCAATTCAGTCTGACAGCCCACGCATGAAAGACTACGAAGGTAAAGCTATTTGGGAATGGTATTTAGCTGGGGGCTTTGAGCAAATAGCTGCTAGTCTTTGGGATCGCGATGTATCTCATTTCAATCCGGGCGCAACTCCAAGCATGACTGAGTTTAAGTTGAACTTGATTGAGCATGGTAGGTCAATGGCTGAGTCCTTTATCGTAGAGATGCTTAAGAATCGCATGGGTGAGTTTAGCCGCGGTGTGATTGGTTCACCATTCCATCTTGTGTGCGATAAGCTATCTAGTTTAGCGCCATCGGGAACCAAGGTACCCCAAGCCGCTTTGCTTCATGCACTCAAAGAAGCCGGCTGGATAGACATGGGGCGTATTGCATCGAACGACTATTCAAACAAGAAGCATATCTTTGTAGCGCCAGAATTAAAAGAGAAGTACAAAAAGTCCGATTTGAGGCGTATGATTGAAGTACCACCAGAGCCAAAAGCCGTGGTATTAGATATAAAACGGAGCGCATAATGACTCAAGAAGAACTATTTGATTTAAGCGAACAAGCTGGCTTTAACGCATTAGAGATTGTGTGCATTGAATCGGAGTTGATGAAGCTAGCTCAAATCATTGAAGATAAAGCGATTGTCAAGCTACTGTCCGCGCCCGAAGGCTATGTAATGTACACGCCTTGCCGTTTGCATTAATGTATATACAATGTGTATACACCCTACCCTAAGCGCTTAGGTTTAGCATTTTCTAGGAAAATAATATGAACAAACCAACTCGTAATGATTCAGGTGCCGTTAAGTTTACGCTGTCAAAAGCAGCTAAAGCTTTGGGCACAAAGGGCGGGCACGTATCATCGCCTGCTAAAACACAAGCCGTACAAAATAACGGCAAGCTGGGCGGACGCCCAAGCAAAACAAGTTAATCCTCTTAGGGGGGTGAAAGCGAATGCTGGGTTGTTGGATTGTGACTACACGGTCGACCAGACGCAGCGAGTAGCCCCCATCTTTTTTATTGCCAAAAACCCCGTTTTTGTATTTTTAACTGAGAATAATTCTCATTTAGCATAGGGGTAAACCCTAAGTCCAATAAAATCAATCACTTACAACGCATATTTAAAGTTTTACTTTAAGTTTATGCAAAAATGTAAGCGTCCGCGCCTTATAGAATAAAGGTTTTTATTGGTTGCGCTTGATACCATAAGGCGCGGCGGGGCGCTTTATAGCGCGCGCATATATCCCCGCCAATAATCGGCAAATTGTGAAAGAGCACAAGCGGGGGCGCGCAAGGGCGCACAATGGCTTGCGAATAATGCAAGGGCGTTATTCTCGGCAATACCCCGCGCGCCTTTAGCGCCCGCGATATTCGCGACAATAGCCCGCCCAATACCTGCGAGCAAATAGCTCGGGGCTAGGGGCTAATAAGAGAAAAAGCCGCCCTATACGGCGGCGTTGTTTATCTAATCATATTTAATCAACGGCTAGCCAATAATTGACGGCTAGAGCTTCGCGGCGCTCTCTAGCCTTGATAACGTCGCGCCGATATTCGCGGAGCTTATCCGTTAGCGCGTCGCATATTGCGCCGCCTAGATCAATTCCCGCGCGGCGTTGCGCGCGAATGGCAGCAATTAAGCCGCGCGCCGTTTTGCGCGCTTCGCTTATCTCTTGGGCTAGCTCTTCGCGTTGCTGCTCTGCTTGAAATTGCGCGTCCGCTTCGCGGCTTCGCTCGGCTTCGCGCTCGGCTAGATAATCCGCAATTCGCGCCGCGTCATATATCGCGGATTGTTGCGCCAAATCTTGGGGATCATTTGGGGCTAATTGCCCGCGGCTTAGGTAAATTGTCGCTATGTCACAATCAGAATAAGCGATAGCGGGCGCGATAAATACGCCTTTTTTGCCCGCTTTGATCTTCACAATATAGGGCTTAATTAGCTCCATCTGAAAATTGTCAGCATAATAACCCGAATAATCAAAAACGCGGGGGCTAATTTCTTGAATTGGCGTGACGTCAAACCCGTTAAGATCATAACGGCGCATATTGCCCGCGTCGTCATAATCGTTAGCGCTATCGTACCTGATCCAGCCACGGCGCCCATATTTCACCTGATACTCTAGCGCGCTCTTGTATGCGCCCTCGGGATTGTGCACGGCGTTACGCTCGGCGCGCGTTTTAATAGCGGCAAGCCGCCCGTTTAATAGATAATTGATTTTTTGCATGGTTTAACCCTCTAGAATTAAAACAAAATCGGGCAAAATTACCCGCCAAAAAACCCCGCCAATAGATCAAGGCGGGGCGTTTTAACTGATAATTTTTAAAATAATTCTAATTGCTGATAGCTAGGGGCTTGGGGCGGCAATAACGCGGCGCGGATCGCGTTTATTTGCTCGCACAATTCGCGCAAGTTATAAGTAGTAAAAATGATCCCCCCGCCATATTGTTTATTGTGAAATTTTTTGCCGCCTAGCTTACGGGCGCGGGCTAAAGCTATATTGTATTTTTGCGTTATTTTATCTAACCCTAAATAGCCCTCTAGATCGCTTGGTACTGTCAGGCTTAAAAAGTGGCAAACATAGCGGGGGTTCCCGTTTACGTCATTATTTGCGCGGCTAAAATCTTCGGAAGTAATCATTTTTTATGCTCTTTCGCTATCCTTGTTTATTTGTTTAATTGCCATAATTGATAGATCGCCGTTTAATTGCTCTATCACTTTTAGCCCCTCGCATATATCCGCTTTATCTAGAAAATATTGCTCGCCGGACGGCTCGCGCTCTTCGAGATACCATAAAGCAAAATCGGACAATCGGCGGATTTTTTGATATTCGTCATAAGTGATATTTATCATTATTTACCCCCAATTTCTGTTATTGTCGGGGCGACGTGATCCCATTCGCTATGCTCTTCGGTCTCCCAATACGGATCAACGTCGCCGGTATATTCGCCCCCGCCGTCATACATGAGCGCCTCGAAGCGCGCCGGATCGTTTAAGATCGCGCGGGCTTGCTCTTCGTTTTCGGCGTCAATAACTAAGCCGACGCGCTGCCATAAAGTTATTTTTTCGTCCGTGTAAACTCTAAATTTAGCCATTTTTTAACCCTCTCTTAAATTTAACTGAATTGCCATTTTTTCTATTTCATTCCACGCTATCGAATGGCAGCCGACGATAAGCGTATTTCCATCAAAACTATTAAAACGATACGATCCCAAATTGATATTGTGCAGCCCCGCCTCTAATGTTTTGCCGGATCGCTTGGCGCGATCTAATAAAGGATAGATTTTGAGCGCGTCGGCAACGGGTATTTGAGCGCCGCGGCTTGTTTGTATGTTTTCGCCCTTAATTCTTAAAACCGTATCGCAATAATTGAAGCCGTGAGAAGGTACATATTCGCCCGCTTGCCATAAAGCGAGGCGCTCGGCAGCCTCTAGAGCGGATTTTTTCTCATATTCAGCGCGGCGAATTGTCGCCTTAGCTTCTCGCTCGCGCGCAACAATAGCACCGTATTCGCGGCTATTATCCTCGTCCGTGGTTGAGCAAGTAAAGCCGGGCGCGTCGATCTTGAGCGCGTCACAATAGGCGATCGCCGCGCAGCTATTGGCGAATATCTCGCCCGCGAGCTTGGCGCGCCCTTGTTTGTTTTTCTTAGCGGCAAATTCCCCGCGCAAGCGATCCACGCGCCGCGCCCAAATATCTAAATTATGCGAGGCGGGGCGGCTTGGATCGTCGCAATATATAACGGTGTAGGCGCTAGGGATAGCGCCGCGAATAATCCCCTTATGTTTGCTCGTACTGTTGGAATAGCCGCGATCCGTGAATAAAACAATCCCGCCAAATTCAGGCGCGAAGCGCGCGACGGGAAAATGACGCCCGTAACTGTAAACCGTATCCCCTTCAAAAAAGATATTGCCCGCGCGCCCTTCGTATTGTGATTGTGACGCCCAAATATGCGCGCACTCGTTATGGCTAGAAAAAACTGTTTTCATGTTAAAAACCCCCTGTAGCGTATATGTAAACAATGGCGGAAAATGTCCCGATTACTGCGCCCAAAACGCAAGCGCCTAAAAATTCCCAAAATGTTATTTTTTGTTTATTCATTTTTTTATCCCTTATAGGTTAAATTGTCATTTATCAAATTGCGATACAACAAAATCAGTATCTCAAATTTTTAAGCATGCGTAAAGAATTATTTTACATTTTGTTGCGTTTTTGCAAAATAGCGGGAAATTGTCATTTTTTTAGGTAATGAATAAAGCCGCTTTTTTGGGGGCGTGACAATCGGCAAAGGTTTACGGCTAGGAGCTTGGAGCTTTTTTATAGGTCAAATTGTCATACTATCTTAAATTTTTAATTTTACTGAATGTATATATAGGGTTTTTATATATTTTTATGGCGAGCAATTTTTCGTGCGTGACAATTTGCCCAAATGACAATTTTTTAAACCATGCAAAAATCCGTGATTTTGAGCTGCTAGCTAATAGCTGAAAAATAGCTCGATCAAGCTGATAAATAGCAAAGCTATCAGCTGGGAGCTAGGAGCTAGGGGCTAATATTAGAGCTATCAGCTAGGGGCTAGGGGCTAATAGGTAAATTTTGTCCCCGCCTCGCTCCGGCTTAAATTTCAAGCCGTTAGCCCCTAGCTAATAGACCTAAGCTAATAGTTTTCCAATGACAATTTAACCTATTATTGATTGACATAATGTACGTTATACGCAAGCCGTCAGCTAAAAGCTATCAGCGAGGGGCTGGGGGCTTATAACTAGGGGCTTTCAAGGCGATATCGCCCGCCCGCCCTTTGTTTATAAGGCGCGGATTTTTGCCATATAAAATCGAAAAAGGGGGTCATTACTTTAGGTGAGCACAAAGAATCGGGTTTTTAATCTAGGATTTATGCAAAAAAGTCTTTTGCAAATCGGCTACAAAAATTTTTAAAAAATAAAACTAAGTTAGTATGTACTAACATATTATGTCAAACAGCCCCAAGCTAAAAGCCCATAGTTTTAAACTATAGGGTAAACCCTAATAGTTTGCATATTTAAGGGTTTGTGCTAATATCGGCTCATCTGTCAATATTTAGGAGAAACTATGGAACGCTTTACACCCGATCCGCTATTTTTCTCTATTGACCATAAAACAGACAAAATTGTCGCCACCGAAGAAGAGATCGCCAATATTTACGATGCAGCTTATCGTGGACTATCCGGTGACGCCCTTGCTATCGCCGCCGGCTTTTTGCCCGTAGATTTCAATCGTCTTTGCCAATTTGACCAAAAAGCGGCTGAAGCCGTTGTCTATGGACGTGCCAAAAACCATTCCGATGTCAGCGGATCGCTTATGCGTAATGCTTTAAATGGTGATACAAAAGCGGCAACGACAGTGCTTACTCACTTACATGGCTGGAAACCTGCCAAGCCAGAAGCTGACGGCACTAACGAACTACGCATTATTGTTGAGAACTCATTGCCCGATCCAAAAATTGAAAGCTAACAGCTAATGGCTGACGTCCGAAGAGTCAAGTTACCAGTGTTACATTCAGGGCAAGAAGCCCTGTTTTTACAACAAAAAAGATTGAATGTTGTACGCTGCGGACGACGCTGGGGTAAAACACGCATGATGGAATGGCTTGCGGCTAAGGGCGCTTGCAATGGGCTGTCAGTCGGATTGTTTACCCCCGAGTATAAGCAGTTGTCCGAACCGTGGAGTAATTTGCGCGACATGTTAGATCCCGTGGTCAAGTCCGCCAACCGCAACGACGGTACCATCAAGATTATGGGTGGCGGCAAGATTGACTTCTGGGCGCTAAATGACAACCCGCTAGCAGGGCGCGGGCGCGAGTACGACTTGGTGCTGATTGACGAAGCGGCGTTTACCAAAAGCCCGCAAATGTTAGATGAACTCTGGTTCAAGTCCATCAAGCCAACCATGCTGACAACCAAAGGTATTGGATGGGTATTTTCTACGCCGAACGGCGTAGATGCTAGCAATTTCTTTTGGGCAGCAAGTAACGATCCCGAACTGGGTTTTGTGCCGTTTCATGCGCCTACCAGTACAAACCCGTATGTCCCGTTAGATGAATTAGAACGCGAACGCCAGCGCAACCACCCGCAAGTGTTCCAGCAAGAGTATCTTGCCGAGTTTGTCGATTGGTCTAGCGTTGCCATCCTGTCGATCGACAAGATGCTCATTGACGGATTGCCCGTCCCCTACCCCGAAAGATCTGACGCGGTGTTCGCGGTAATGGATACGGCGGTAAAAGGCGGCAAACAACACGATGGAACTGCAGTGGTCTTTTTTGCGTTAAATGAGTTTGGCATACCGCTAACCGTCCTCGATTGGGACGTGGTTCAAATCGATGGTGGGTTATTAGAGCATTGGATTCCCAGCATTTACCGCCGACTAGAAGAATTAGCCATTCAAACCAAAGCAGTCTATGGATCGGTGGGAATATTCACTGAAGATACGGCTACTGGTTCTATTTTATTGCAGCAAGCTGAAAACCGTGGTTGGAATATGCGCGCCATTGATAGCAAAATGACACAATTAGGCAAAGATGAAAGAGTGGTCAACGTATCAGGGTACGTTCACCAAGAACAAATGAAAATTAGCGAATATGCGTTCAATAAAACCGTCGGTTTTAAGGGCGCTACACGCAATCACTTGATTACTCAGCTATCTGCGTTTAGACTAGGTGATCCCGATGCCCACAAGCGCGCGGACGATTTATTAGATTGCACAGTCTATGGAATTGCGCTAGGATTAGGCAATAAGCTCGGATTCTAATGGTATGATGGGCAATCTATTTATAGGATTAATTTATGGCTGACGTCACCGTATCCAATACAGGCTTACCATCCCCATTGATGGATTTTTTACAGTCAGAAGCGATTGAGCCGGGTAGCCCTGTTGGTTATCAAACTTGCAAAGCCATCTTTGAGTTTCACCCGTTAGCCCCTAAGATTATTGAAAAGCCAATTGTTTTAGCGTTAGCAAAGCCACGCTTAATTGCGATGGATTGTCACCCAAAGGAAATGTTGATTAAAGCATTTCAAGAAGAATGGGATAGGCTTGACGCTACCAACATTATTCGCGATGTTACTTTTTTAAAACGTGTATATGGTGTGGCTGCCGTTGTGTATGGCGCCGAAGGTATTCCGACTGACCAAGAAATTGATCCTTGGAAATTGCCTGATTTAAATATTTACTTTAACAAACTTGACCCGTTAAACCTTGCTGGCTCAACTGTCACCAACCAAAACCCGAATGCGCCAGACTTTCAAAAGCCGTTACCTTTTATAACGGCTGCGGGTCAACCTTATCATCCAAGTCGTAGCTGTATTGTGTATAACAATACGCCGATTTACTTAGCTTACCAGCCATCCGGTTTCGGTTTCACAGGTCGTTCGGTATTCCAGCGAGCCCTGTATCCTTTGAAATCATTCGTTCAGTCTATGGTCACTGACGATTTGGTCACTTTCAAAGCGGGTCTGCTGGTAATTAAGCAAAAGCAATCTGGCTCAATCGTTAATCGCTTGATGCAAACAGCGGCGGGCATCAAGCGTAGCTACTTGCAACAAGGCACTACCGGCAACGTGTTGTCGATTGATATTGATGAAAATATTGAGTCTATCGACTTGAATAACACCGACACTGCCATGACTACCGCGCGCGACAACATCATCGCCAACATCGCGGCAGCTACGGACGTGCCAGCTATCTTGTTAAAAGATGAGGCTTTGGCAAACAGCTTTGCAGAAGGCTCTCAAGATGCTATCGCTATTGCTCAGTACGTTACTGGTTTGCGTAACGATATGCGCTTCCTGTTTACCTTTTTTGACAAAATCGTAATGCACCGCGCATGGAATAAACAGTTTTTTGAAGCTGTTCAGAATAAATATCCTGAGATGTACAGCAACAAAACTTACGAACAAGCCTTTTACGAGTGGAAAGATGCGTTTACCCCAACTTGGGACTCTATGATTGAGGAAACCCCAAGCGAACTGGTTAAAACAGAAGAAGTAAAACTCAAAGGCATTAACGAAATGCTTCGCACTCTGTTGCCAGTGGTAAGTCCAGAAAACAGAGCTGTATTGATTCAGTGGGCGCAAGACAATTTGTCTGAAATGCCGGAAATGTTTAAATCTAATATGCAATTGGATATGGAAGATATTGCAGAGTATGAAATTCCAATTCAAGAACAACCTAATTTACCTAAATTAGCTTAAAGAAAAAGCAATGACATTCTATGAGTGCCTCACAGCCGCCATTAATGAGTTTATTATTTATGGCTTCGATAGCCAAGATAGACTCGATTATTGGGTAAAAGAGCTTAGAAAAACGGCTGTAAAATCATTAATTACACCACAAAAGCTCCAAAACGAGCTTGAACGTGCTTTAAAGGGCGCTTTTGATCGTTTAGTAACTAAGGGCGGATTAGTCAATAAAGATGTAACAAGATTTACTGTAGACCGATTAAAGCCAAAAATGCGCGCTGAATTGGATCGCCGCATTCTAGCTTCAGTTAATTTAATTAAATACAACCGCGAAGAAACGATTAGCAGTATGCTACGTCGTTTTTCTGGTTGGGCGACTTCGATCCCCCTTGGCGGTAGCGATACTGTTGATAAAAGAGAAGAAAAGAAGCAAGTTAAAAAGTCTTTGGGACTGCTACCTTTTAAAGAACGCCGCGTTATTATTGACCAAACCCACAAATTAATTAATAACATTAATGAAATTGTAGCTGTAGATAACGGAGCTATCGCAGCGCAATGGCATAGTAATTGGCGCCAATCAAATTACAATTATCGTGAAGATCATCGAGAATTAGACGAAAAAATATTTTTGATACACAATAGTTGGGCACAAAAAGAAGGTTACGTAAAGTCAAAAAATGGCTATACTACAGATGTAGTCGCGCCCGGCGAAGAGGTTTATTGCCGGTGTAGGTATAAGTATTTATACCGGGTGAGTCAACTACCCGACGAAATGATTACCCAAAAAGGTAAAGAAGCGTTACAATCCAAGAAAATTTATTAGGGTTTTAACCTATGCCATTTAAGTCGGAAAACCAAAGAAAAGCGATGTACGCTGCTGCCGCAGGGCATTCTAATATTGGTATTCCACAATCTGTTGGCGAAAAATTTGTAAAACACAAAGATGACAGCGAAGCTGAAAATCTTGAGTGGCTTAATGAACTTTTATTAAAAGAAATGGAAGTAAAAGCCTTAAAAGAAGATTCTTTGGTATCTGCACCTGTACTTTTAGCTCCAACAGAGTTTGAAACTGATAGCAATATCATGGTTCGCAAAGGCGAATTAAGCCACGAACTACGCAAATTGCAAATTAAAGACATTGGCGAAAAACTTTATCAAGTTGCTCAACATGTCAAATCCATGAAACAAGACGACGATTGCGATGAGGAAGTCGTACCGCGTTTTGGTGTTGAAGATTCTGAAGCTTGGCAGACCAAAGAAGGCAAAAACAAAAATGGTGGTTTAAATGAAAAAGGTCGTGAATCTTACAACAAAGAACATGGCGCGCATTTAAAAGCCCCTCAGCCTAAAGGTGGGTCAAGAAAAGAATCATTTTGCGCTCGAATGAAGGGCATGAAAGCCAAACTTACTTCTGAAAAGACGGCTCACGATCCTGATTCAAGAATCAATAAGTCATTGCGAAAATGGAAATGCGATGCTGATGAAGCGCAAAGCCATTTAGAAGAAATGTGCGACGCATTAATTGAATATGCACAAGCTATTCCAGATGATGATCCATGTTGGGAAGGTTATACCCAATATGGTATGAAAGAAAAAGACGGAAAAAGCGTACCGAATTGCGTACCAGATGCCGAAAACGAGCCAATTGAACAAAACGCAGCATTAGTACCAGAACCACCAAAAGAAGTAAAGCCTGAAGATAATATGGGTGGCGCTCAAGGTAGAGCTGCGGGAATTATGTTTATCACTCCTAACGAAGAAGTTTTAATGATTCGCAGAGGTATGGGTGGTGGGGATTATCCCGGTACTTGGTGTATCCCCGGCGGACATCAAAAAGGCGATGAAACCCTTGAAGAATGCGCTCGCCGTGAATGTAAAGAAGAAACGGGCATCGATTATAAAGGCGATTTAGAAGTTCTTTATGATGATGGACAATTTTGCTATTACGTTGCTCACAACTTTGTAAAAGAAGAAGTAAAGCTTAACTACGAATCTTCGGGTTCCGATTGGTGTAGTCCAACGGTGCCTCCGATGCCACTTCACCCGGGCTTAGAAAATGCGTTCAAAATTGCTATGGCTAAAACCGAAACTGACGTAGCTAAACTGATTTCTGAAGATTTATTAGCCAGCCCACAGATGTATGCCAATATTGCTTTGTTAGCAATTCGCATTACAGGTACAGGTTTGGCATTCCGTTCAAGCATTGGTGAACACGTTTGGCGCGATCCATCTTTGTACTTAAACAACGAGTTTTTACAACGCTGTAATGGCTTAATGGTGATTATGGATCACCCTGAAACTCAAGTATTAACAACAGAAGAATTTAAAAACCGTGCCGTTGGTTCCGTTTTGCTACCTTACATTAAAGGTGATGAAGTCTGGGGTATTGCAAAAATCTATGACCAAGATGCAATTAAAGAAATTTTGGAAGGTGAGGTATCAACTTCCCCAGCAGTTGTATTTGATAATACTGCTGGTAACATTACACTTACAACCGAGAATGGCGAGCCACTCTTGATTGAGGGTGTGCCATTCCTGCTGGATCACATAGCAATCGTTACGAAAGCTAGGGGTTCAAAGGGAGTATGGGACAAAGGCGGCGACGCCGCTGGAGTTTTATTAACTAACAATGAGGTGTCTGAAAATGACTGAAAATAAGATTGAGCCAAAGGCAGATGCCCAAGGCGATAAATTAGATGCCATTATGTCTTTACTGGGCAAAACAATGTCCCGTTTAGATGAAATGGAAAAAAACCTTCCTGCGCCACCACTAGTAACTGCGGCTGATAAAAAAGCTAAAGCGAAAAAAGATGACGACATGGAAGCATGCGACGACGACGAAGAAGAAGAAGCTAAGAAAGATGACGATGAGTCTGAAGCCAAAGCTAAAAAATTCATGATGCGTAAAGCTAAAAAAGACGCAGAAGGATCTGATCCTAAAGAGCACGGCAAAGCTGGTGAAATTAAGCCAGACGACGAAGGCGAAGTTGAACATCCGGGTCACATGGAGTTCAAAAAAGACGACGATGAAGAAGATGACCGTAAAGATGACGATGAAGAAGCTGCTAAAAAAGATGACGAAGAAGCTGCTATGTGCGATGCACAAGCTAAAGCTGATTCTGTTTATTCTGCTTTTGGTAAATCTGCATCACGCCCATTGCAAGGCGAAACTTTAATGGCTTATCGTAAGCGTATGGTGCGCGGTTTGCAAGCTCATAGCGATGAAATGAAGAGTATTAACGTAAATTCAATTAAAGACAACGCAATGTTGGCTCTTGTTGAAAAACGTGTTTACGCTGACGCTTTGGCTGCTTCCCGTGGAACTGGCGCAATCGCAAAAGGTCAATTGATCGCGTTGCACAAGAAAGACCAAGCTGGTCGTACCATCACTGAATACCGTGGTGATATGGAAGCATGGTTAGGTGACTTCAAGCTCCCAACTCATCGGGTCGTGAAGTTTAATACTGAAAATGTTAAGCGATAAGGAATAAGCCATGACCGCACAAATTTCTCTACAACCAATGGTAACAACCAACGCTGCTGGCTTATTTAATGTCAACTCCGCTGGTTTTACTCAAGGTGATGCACTCGACGATCCAGCAGTTAAATTCTGGTTGGCTGGCGGTGTTCTTTCAACTTCTGCTACTTCTCCTTTATGGGGTGGAGTTCCAATTGCTGAAACAATTCCAACAGCACAATCAGGCGTTTACTCTGGCGATACACAACCCGGTACTGACACATTAGGTTCTACCATTATTCAAGCATCTACTGGTGCTGCTCCAACTGGTATTGCCGTGTTTAACCAAGCTTTTCAAGGTATCACAACCCCACAAAGCACAGCGCCGTTGTATTCTCCCGGCATGTCTGTAAACTTCTACCGTTTCGGTTCAGGCGCTCGTATTCCATTGCCTTGCGATGCTTCTATCGTAGCTTTGGCTGGTAGCTCCATTACTGAAACTGTGTATTGGGATACAACAAACCTTCGTTTAACAACAACAGCAACGAGCAACTTTGCAGTACCTTGCAAAATCTTGCGTATTAGCACTTCTGGTAACAAAATTGTTAACTACAATTCTGGTACTGGTAATGCTAACTGGTCTAACACCATCGTTGGTGGCTCATCTGCTGCTCCTGTAGCAGTTGTTCTAATCTAAGAAAGGAATAGATCATGTCAGGTTTTGCACCTTCATATGTAACAGTAAATCCACACTTCATGATGCCTGAGCTGATTATGCAGTACAGCTTGGCTTCTGGTGCGTTTACCACTCTGGCAACAGAGAATCCAATGCCACGCTTAGGCGAGGCTGACCTTTATGTTTACGCTAAAAAGGTTCAGTTGACGACTCAAGTATCTGCTAACCAATCGACTGCTAACCAGTTGCCAAGCGCATCTGTTATCCCTTCGATGATTAGTACTGCTACTTATCGTCTGCAAACCCGCGCTCAGTATGACAACTTCGACGAAGCTGCTACTGGTGCTTGGGGTTATGCACTCCCAGAAGCTCTCCGTTTAGCTGCTCGTCAAGGTATCGCTCAGCAATTGCGTAATGCACTTCTCTACGGCTATAACCCAGCCAACGGCGAAGGCTTGCTCAATACTGCTGGCGCAACCCGCATCAACTTAGGTGCAGACAGCAACGGTAACACTGGCTACAGCACATGGGATTCTGGTCAATTAGCTCAGTTCTTGCTAAACGCAATCGGTAACTTAAAAACTACTACATTGCAAATTGGTCAACCTTTGCGCTTGGTATTCCTTGCTCCACAGCGTTTTATTCAACAAATCTCTTACGGCGGCATCGTGTCATTGACACAATTCCAACGTATCGGTGCTGGTGTTGAAACTGCTGCTGGCTTGGTTGAAACCGTAGCTCAGTGGGCAGGTGGTGACGATGTATCTTTTGCTGCTGATGATACTCTCATCGGTCAAGGTTACGGCGGTACTGATGCAATCATCTTGATTGCTCCAGAACTCAAGATTCCTAAAGCAAACTCACGCATCAACACCAACGTATTTGCTGAATTGACACCAAATACAACTGCAACATCTTTGATGCTTTGCGACGTGGCTGCACCTACAGAGATTCCTACTCCATTGCCAGACGGTGGTATTACTACCCTCTACACAATGCGTAGCACCTCTGGTTGGGGTATCCGTCCAGAAGGTATGACGATTATTTCGGCTGCCTACTAAAATCCTGCGTGAGGATTTAACCACCCTTCGGGGTGGTTTTTTGTTAATATATAAGAACCCAAGTGATGCTGGGAACATTCTTTATGGGGCGCCGGGGGTTCAAAAGACCCCGCATCATCGGCGCCCCACCCATACTAGGGGAAAATAATGGAATTATTTATCGCAAATTGCAGTAAACAGGACTTTCTATTCACTTACATGCTGCCTGAAAACATTAGACCGTTTTCGCATAAAATCCGCGCGGGCGCACAAATTAAGCTATCTCAAAACCAACCGGAAGTGGATACCATCATTAAACAGCATGAATTGTATGGAATGATGGAAGTTACTAAAGTCAAAAAAGGCTTTGGTGGCTTATGTTATCGCATCGGAAAGCCAATTAATGTTGAAGCGATTGAAGCAGGTATTACTCAATCCGATCAAGAAAACATCGATCGCGCTCAAGAAGCTCGCAGTATTACTGCCGCAGCACAAGATCAAATCATTTCAATGAAAGCACAGGAAATGGGGATCAAACAAAAAGGCGGTATTGAGTTTGAAATTACGGAAGATAAAAAGAACGCTGCCGATCAGTCAGAGAAATTTGACCAAAAAATTGAGGTTATTCACGAAGGTGAAACCCCAAAAGGTCGCGGTAGACCAAGAAAGTAGTAATAACTAGCCCCCTTCGGGGGCTTTTTGATTTAGAATATAGAAAATCTTTCTAGGGTGCTTCTATGGCTGATCCAATTGTTTCGCCACCTTCATTAAATGGTTTTATTGCGTGGGCAAGAGCCGTAATGGGTATACCTACGCTCGCAATGGCAGATAACGACCCGGGTTGGAATTATGCGTATGTTGTGGCTTTAGATATTGTCCCAACAGATTTTGCGTCAACTTTAGCTGACATATACACTTTAACTGTGTACAACTGGGCGGGAAGCCAACTACTACAGTTTCAACAAGACATACCCGGGCAAACTTATTTTGCTACTTTACGTGCTCAATTTGGGATTAATAACTTTGTAGCGGGCGTTGTAAACGCGGCTGGCGATGTTAGTACGCATGAATCCTTGTCTATTGGTCATGGATTGCGTGATCTAAGCTTGTTAGATTTGCAACGTATTAAAGACCCATACGGGCGCGTAGCGTTATCCTACATGCAACAACTTGGTACTCTTTGGGGTTTAACTTAATGAGTTTGAAACTAGGTCTAGGAGTTATAGATGTTCCAGAACCTTACGGGGATAAATCCACCTATGAGGTAGGAAAAGACCTTGAAAAAACTTACGGTTTATTTTCAATGTTCTATAACCACGAAAAAGAAGAAATTGCTGATTGGATTAGCAAAGACGCTGCCGTCGGTTTAGAAATGATGATGGCAGGGCAAGATATAGATATCTCCAAAGTTTTTGCTATAAGTTCTGAAGAAATTACAGATAAAATGCACAAATTTATTACTTCTCAAGAAGTAGAACGCGTGGCATCTTTATACGGCGAACACGGAATACCTACTCAAGCCGCAAAAGACGGACTGTCTTATCGTTTTGAAAAAGGCGTAACCGCAAAAAGATATGTAAAAGGCAAACTAGGCAAAGGTAAACAAGTTATAAAACGCGCCGCGCGCCCATCTTTTATATATTCCGGCGTATTTGAAGCATCATTAAAAGCGGAGATTAAATAATGGCGTCAGCCGTAGAAGCCGCAACCGCAAAACCGCAACTTGGCGCTGGTTTAGCACAAGGCGTTGAAACTCTATCTGGTAACGAAGAAGTTACTTTTACGCTTTACGTAAAACTGGTGTTGCCTTTAGACGGCTATGTATTTTGGGTAAACGCTAGTCTTTTAACCGATTCTGCGCTATATAATGCGTCGCAATATAACCGACTGCTATATGACAACTATCCTGAAGGCGTCCCCGCGCGACAATTAACGGTATCGGGTTCATTCCATTTTAATCAAGAACTACATCAACTAGCGGATAGAACCACTACGTATAACCACGTTATTTTCACTGCAACTAAGCCAGTTCAAGACTTTAATTTGGTTAACCCGCAATTCCTTTATATTGCAAATTACCAAGGAAATCGGTTCTCTTTTAGTCGTAAAGAAAATTTCTATAAACAGGCGGATCTATATCATTACCGCGGCGATGCGCTGTACTCCATTATGGATACGCAGATTATCGATTCCATGACAGGTTTTGATACAAGTAGCGTAATCGTATCTAATAGCCTTCCTATTTGGCTTAGTTTGAATCAATTTTTCCCTATGTATCCGTCTTACTTGGTGGAGCAAAATCTACCTCCGGTATATGCTTCAGTCGATATTGACCCAAGACAAACCGTCGCTTTACAAGATTTTCCGCTTTTAGACCCCGAATCTAACCCTTGGCAATTGACTAAAGATACTGTCAGAATTGAACTTTTCGGGGTCAGAAACCACGACGCGCTTAATTTTGTTGAATATATCCTTGATTACAGTAGAAATACCGATAACATAGGTATGATGAATATGCCCATTATGCAGGATGAAAAAGTCACTCAGCCTGAAATGGGGATAATCGCTCAGAAGAAAGTCATTACTTTTGAAGTAAGCTATTTTCAGACCACAGTAAATAATATTGCAAGACAATTAATCGAACATGCCTTTATTACCCTGACAGAAGGCACTGTTCCAGTATAAAATTAAGTAGTAAGATGTTGTTATCTAAAACAAGTGTATAAAAGGAGTTACAAATGGCAATTACAGCAAACCCAAGAGTTCAAAATGGCGCACTAATCACTGCCCAAGGAACACAAACTTTTTTAAATATTACCTCAGCTACAGTAATTAAAACTACTGCTGGACGCGTCGCTAAAGTAAGCGTTATCGCTCCTTCCACTGCTGGTGGTCAAAATGCGGCTGTTGCCGATCATGCCTCTACTTCAGGTGTTAGTGATGCAAATTTACTGGCAGTGATTCCTGATGCAGTTGGCGTTTACAATGTAGATATGCCAGCAGCTACAGGTATTACTTTGGTGCCGGGCGGCGCAGGTCAAATTTTGGCGATTAGCTTTATCTAATTAGGGGGCAAAAATGCCAAATATTGTCAATGTAGTTGTCACCCAACAGGTGGCAAGTGCGCCAAATAAATTGCAACAGACTGGAGCCTTTATATCTCAAGGCGCAACAACTTTATCAGCAGGGTCAACTCAACTGTTGACTCAAGTGAGCGATTTGACGGCTATTTTAGCTAGTTCAAGCGCCATTACTTCTGCTACTTGGTCTGGTGGTGTTGTAACACTTACAACTACCGTTGCTCACGGAATTCCTCTTGGAGATGAAGTTGAGGGGACTATTGCAGGAGTAACTGTTAGCGGTAGCGTAAATAACGGATATAACGGTACTTTTGCTGTTACTTCTACAGGCGTCTACACGTTAACTTATGCTGTTACAGGTAATCCCGGTACGGCAGTAACAACAGGTGCATTTTTTACGCTTGAAGATGTGTCTGAATTGGTTGCTATGGCAAATACTTTTTTTGCTCAAGGCGCGACTGTTCCAGTTTATGTGTTGGAGTTAGGTGTAGGTACTATTGCACAAGGCGTTAGTGCGTTAGAAGCATATATCACAAACCCAACTATTCAGTTTTACAGCTATTTATTGCCTAAAACATGGGATACTTCTGCCGTTCAAACAATGGCTAAGCAATATACAGGCACGACTGCCCAAATATATTTCTATGTATCATCTACTTTAGCAACATATAGTGGTTGGGAAGGTATTAAATCTGTTTTTGTAACATTGCCAAGCCCTTCAGCTCCAATTAGCGAATTTAGTGCTGCCGCAATTTTTTGGGCAACATTAAGTTACAACCCTAGCGCAAGTAATTTAGCACATCCGTTGGAATACACTTATGTATATGCTGTTACTGCGTATAGCGCATTAACTAACGCACAACAAACAACATTGTTGGCAGCGGGCGTAAATTGGGTTGGAACTGGCGCACAAGGCGGTATCAGTAACACTTTAATTGAAGGCGGTACGTTCATGGACTTGAACCCCTTTAATTACTGGTATTGCGTAGATTGGCTTGCGATTAATGTTGCTCAAGCTTTAGCTAATGCAATTATTAACGGAAGTAATTTACCGACTAATCCGTTGTACTACAATCAAGCAGGTATTAATACTTTGCAGAAAGTAGCCCAAGCAACAGTTAATAACGGTATTTCGTTTGGATTAATTCTTAGCCCTGCAACTGTTAATGCAATTTCGTTTGTAAAATATGTAGCGCAACATCCTAGTGATTACGCTACAGGAACTTATAACGGCTTAAGCTTGACATTTGTTCCAGCTAGAGGATTTAGCTCCATTACTATTTACTTAACTGCATCTAACATTCCAGTTTAAGGAGAATAAATAATGTCAAATCCACAAATTCAACAAGGTACATTAAATAGGCTACTAGCCAGCGTTGTATACGCTGACTATACGCAATTAAATGTCACTGCTGGATATCTAGCTCGCGAAGCAATCAGTTTGGCTTTTGATGGCGATACTTCATTGCTTATTGGAACCCTGACTGGCGCTGTTACAAGCCCAGAACCGTATGTTTACGGAACAGTAACGATGCACTTGTTAAGAACTCAAGCTCTTGGCGCTGCTTATAAAAACCAAATTGAAACAAACACTACTTTAGGTTCTGTAACGATTTACCCAGATACCCAAGTATTGCCGCCATTTCAATTAAATAACTGTGTTTTGATGAGTATTCAAGAAACTGCGTTTGACGGTAATCAGGCTGGTCTAGTTGTTCGTTTACGCGGCGTATACAACATCAACTCAACGCTATTTGACGCAGCATAATGAAAGGATAAAAATTGAAAATCGATCGTAATCTGTCCCTTGTGATGCAGGTGCAGACTGATGAAAATGGAACAATCTACATTCACTCCACTTCTATTAGTCGATCTGTATTTGAACAATTTTATTTAGAGTTAGGCAAAGTATTTAGCCAATGTTTTGATGGTATTAGTCAGGCTCATTTAGCCTTATCTGCACCCCAACTCGCTTACGCTGCTTTGAAGTCTATAGCAACAAAAGCGGGAAATTGGGATGGAGCTGGTGGCGTAAAATTTGGGTTAGTAAATGAAATTATTCGTTTAACTAATGTGATAGTAAGTACAGAAAAGGGATGGGAAACCATTCCCTTTGACGTAGCAGTAAAAAGAGAAGTTCTAAGTGAAGATGAAGAAGCCGAGGTATTAAGCTCTCTAGTGTTTTTTACAGCAATCTCCAAAGTCGCACCGAAGGATTTAAAGAATTCCTTTTTGGAGATGGCAGGTGCGCTGCGAAATTGGGAACTTACATCCTTGGACTCTACGGGGTATCAGAATGGCTTACCGACATTGACCAAGACAGAAAGTACTGGCAAGAAGGTGAAGGAATCATCCATAGTATCTTAGACTTTATCACTTACAAGCATTTTGATGAACTTATGAAAGAAGTTGGCGGTAAATTTGACGATGCTTCAGAATATCGTCAAAGACATTTAATTAGAGCGATAAAAAGCAAAACTTTATTGTAGGAAATCAAAATGGCTGTAAAAAGTGTTATTGAGATTGATGTCCAAGATGAAAAGTTTAAAGCTTTTCAAGCCACGTTTGATAAATACATCAAACAAATGGATCAGCAATCCAAAAAATGGCAAGACATCAATAAGCATTTTGATAAGGTCAATAAGTCCGCAAAAGACGTTTCTGCGACTTTTAAAGATTTATCCGTATCTACATTTAATATTGCTCGCAATATGGCATCTATGGCTATATCTGCGGCAAAATGGGTTGCTTTTAGCGCCGCCGGCACCGGCTTTGGTTTTGGAGCGTTAGCTGCTTCAGGAAGCGATGTTTATCGCCGCGCGCAAGGCGCGGGTGTAAGCACAGCTCAATTACGATCAGCAAACGTCTACTATGGGCGTTACATTGATCCCGAGTCTACTTTGGCGAATATTGCTCGGATTCAGCGCACACCTGAAGAATCTTGGAAGCTATTTAATGCTGGTGGCAGCATGGATAAAGATGCCTATCAAAATTTGGCGCCCATGCTTAAAACAATTCGCGAGCAGTTTCTCGGGTCAGGTCAAAACTTATCCTATGCAAAAACAATGGGGTGGACAGATTTGGTTGGCGGCGAAGAAAATTTAATTCGCCTTGCAAAAACCAGTATTGAAGATCTCGATAAATCTGCTCGCGATGCAGCAGAAGGACTACAAAAATTCAAACTATCAGAAGAAAGCAGCAAACGCTGGCAAGATTTTTGGGTAAAAATTCGCGAAGCTGGAAACTCTATTGAAGTAAATTTGCTAGACAACCTAGAAGGGTTGACTCAGCCATTAATTCAGCTTACTCAAGCAGTCGAACAAGCTATTGCAGATTTCCTTAAAAGCGATGAAGTAAAAAGCGCAATTAAGGATTTAACTGAGTTTATCAATAGTCCAGAAGGTAAACAGCAGATCAAAGAATTTTTTAATGGCTTGGCAATGCTTGGACAAGCTATTGCATGGGTAGTCTCAAAGATCCCCGGATTTGTGGCTGGTTCTTATCAAGGAATGCAACAAATCGGTAATTGGGAACATAAAGTACTTGGTAAAGATCAAGTACAACTAAATTCCGCCGCGCAAAAAACCGCAATGATGTTGGGTGGTTTAGGCGTTAAACCCGATGTAATCGCTGGTTTTATGGGTGGCTTATACGGTGAAAGTGGATTTAATCCCGCAGCTAGTAATGATATTGGCGGCGGTCATATCGGTCTTGCCCAATGGGGTAAAGCTAGACAAGCGCTTTTTGCAAAAGTGATGGGTCACCCTTTAACTACATCTACCCCCGACGATGAACAAGTTGCCTTTATGCGTTGGGAATTAATGAATACCGAAGCAGCTACCTTAAAACGCTTGCAAAGCGGTGTAGGTCGTAAAGAAGGCGTCGAAGCTAATATTAATTACGAAAGATATTACAATTATCAAATTGACCCCGTTGAGAGAAGCCGCAGACAAAATTATGCTATGCAAATTACTTTTGAAGGCGCCCCGGGCACATCCATACCAAATGCAACAGCTCAATTAGCTGGAACGACAGGAAGATAAATATGGCTTCTTTTGGACAAACCGCTTTTTCAGCAGTTTATGAAATAGCTCCGATTTGGCTACAAGGCGGACTTGCTAATTTATTAGGTGGATACGCCCCCGTGACTTTGCTCACAGAAATGTTTGATATACCCGGTATTGAAAATGGTGAATTTTTTGCTCATTTTAAACCGCTCCCCGGCGGTAGTTTGGCAAAATGGGATGTAGCGACATATCCATTCGCTAACTTTGCTACGGCTGCCAATGCAGTTGTACAGCAACCTTTAGACGTTAGTATGCTAATGGTTTGCCCCGCACAAACTCACGGAGGCTATACCTTAAAGCAAGCGATTCTTACCGCGTTGCAATTAGGTATTCAAACTCATATTTCTACAGGTGGAACTTTTACTGTAATCACACCAGCATACACTTATTTTAATTGCTTATTAACTAGCTTGCGCGATATCACGCCTGCCAGCGATAAACAAGTTCAATATATGTATCAATGGGATTTTGTGCAACCTTTGATTACGCAATCTGCCGCCGAGTCAATTCAAGGCACTTTAATGAACGCCGTTTCAAACGGATTGCCAACCACTACAAATTGGACAAACCCATTAGGATTAGCCCCCGGTGAAAGCGTGGTACCACAATGACCACTATTGTTAATTTTAATCCGTCACAATATGCTAATTTTCAGTTTAATCCAACTTTAGACGGGATTACTTATGTAGCAATCTGTACTTGGAACATATATGCACCAAGGTATTACATAAGTATTTACGATAACTCGGGTAATTTAATTGTGACTAACCCAATTATTTCATCGCCCGATCATTTCGATATTGATTTGGTATACGGATATTTTCAAACTTCAAAGCTTGTTTATAGAGCAAGTAGCGGGAATTTCGAGATTACCCCATGAGGTCATACTCTGTCCAGATCACACCCGTAAAATCTTCTTCACCAATAACTTTTAATTCACAATCAGTTCTTGGCGTTGATAATTACTCATGCCTACGGCTTGATTTAGACGTGTTTCAAACTTGGTATCATCAACCCGCTGGAAATAGCCACATAAAACTTTGGGGTGTAGATTTAAAAGATTTAGGACAAAAAGCAGGGTTTAACCCTGTCAAACAAGCAAGCGGTTTGGGTTATGACTATGCCAAAATTCAAATTGGTGTTGGAATGTCTAAGGGTTTACCCTTTGCTAATCCAAACCAAGCCGGAGTAATTGTAAATGGCTCCATACTGCAATCTTTTTCTACGTGGCAAGGTACCGAAGTAGGATTAGACATTGTACTTATCCCCGCGCAAGTAAATCCAAACGCAGTTGCCAATATCACTATGGCATGGGATAAAGGTCAAACTTTAACGGAAGCCGTTACACAAGCGTTAAAAAACGCGTACGGAGCTAACACCAATATTTCAGGTAGCTTTAGCTCAAATTTAGTATATACCGAAGATGCAAAAGGGCAGTTTACTAGCTTCATTGCTTTTGCTAAAAAAGTACAAGAAATTAGCCGTTGGATTAATCCAAGTCCAACATACGCTGGTGCAAGTATTACCGCTACTAGCCAAGGGTTTTTATTGAGCGATTCCACAATAGCACCTACAGGCACAAAACAAATAGCTTTTACCGATGTTATCGGAAACCTTACTTGGATTGACATCGCCACTATTCAAGCTCGAGTCACTATGAGAGCTGATTTAAATGTTGGGGATTATATTACGTTTCAGAATCACATCCCAGTGAATAACGTAATTAATAATAACTCTCAATTTAGAAATAATTTGGCATTTAACGGTTCTTTTATGATTAATAAACTGCATCATATTGGCAGCAGTAGACAGCCAAACGGAGATAGTTGGGTAACCGTTATTGATGCAGTTATGCCCGGGGTAGCTTTTTAATTATGGATTTATCTCAAAAAACCCCCTTTGCGGTAACGATTACTGAATATATTCAAAATCGATTAAATTCAAATCAAGAAAATTTTGGTTTGCAATTACCTGCGCGCGTAACCGCCGTAAACGGTGCAATTGTCACAGTTAATTTTGAAATCGACACTGGCGGCGATTTTACGTTTCCTCCAGTTACTTGCGCTATTGCCGAAAGTAACTACGTACGACTTCCCGTACAAGTAGGCGATTATGGGGTCTGCATAGCAGCCGATACACGCTTGGGCGGGATCAACGGGCTTGGACAAGGGTTAGCTCCATTAACAACGCCTTTTAACCTTGGTGGGCTTATTTTTGTACCTTTAGGTAATAAAGATTGGGAGTCAGTTGACCCTAACGCCGTTAATATTAATGCTCCAAATGGCGCTGTAATTCGCGATAGCAGTAATAAATGCGTTATTACACTAACTCCAACAGGCACCGTAGTCACCATTGGTAATACCAAAATGACTATAGACGCAACAGGCGTTACCATTATAGGAAATTTGACTATACATGGATTAATTACGGGCGACGCTGGATTTAACATTACCGGCGGCACTGGAGCTACGATGAATGTAACAGGTAACATTAACCAAACAGGTAGTCTTACAAATACGGGCGGTATTGCTTCAGGTGGCGATATTACCGCTGGAAGTATTAGTCTTGAAAACCACGTTCATAGTGGAGTTAGAGCAGGTAGTGATAATTCAGGAAAACCAGTATGAGAACTTATGGCGTAGATCCAGCAACAAAGCGATGGGTAGAAGTAACCGAAACCAGTTATATATGGCTGGCTACGTTAGCTCAGACTTTACGATTAAATCAAGGGGAAAGTCCTTTTTATGCAAACTATGGGATACCAGCTCAAAACTCGGTTATGACGCAAATTCCGCCCGACATTGCAGTAAATAGAACTCAAGGACAATACGCACCGCATTTTGCTAGTTTAACGGTTGTGATACAACAAAACGCAGTCAATCCGACATACAATATAGCAGCAGTATTTCAAAACGGAACAGTTATTCAATCTACGGTGGCAAGCTAATGGCACAAATTACTACCGCTGGCGCAGTGCCAGCTCTTCCAACAGATCTTTTAAACGCTGAAATTGCGGCGGCGACTGCTCTTGCGCCTGGTTTAACAGCCAATTTACCCGGTTCTTTAGTTGAAGATATGGCTTCCACCGCTGCGGGCGCCGTAGTAGTTCAAGATCAAGCCTTTGTAGATCTTGTAAATTCAATTAGCCCCGCCACAGCTAACCCTTCAATTCTTTATCAATTAGGGCAAGTCTATGGCGTTCAACAAGGGATTGGATCAAACACTTCGGTTTATGTAACTTTTACGGGCAGCCCGGGTTTTATTATTCCAGTTGGTTTTACCGTGTCCGATGGTAGTTACCAATACACTGTTCAAGACGGCGGAATTATTCAGACAAATGGTCAAAGCGTATCGCTTTACTGCTTAGCTACATCTGCTGGCTCATGGGCAGTTCCAATTGGAACTGTCACTCAGATTATTACCTCTATCCCTTCAGGGGTAACTTTAACGTGTACAAACTTAACTGCGGGTTTACCCGGAGCATCGGTTCAACCAATTCAAGACTATAGAGCACAAGTAGTTCAAGCGGGATTGGCTTCAGCTCAAGGAATGCCGACTTTTTTAAAAACTCAGTTACAAAAAGTGTCTGGAGTCCAAGCCCGTCTTATTGCAGTGCGTGAAGTAGGCACTGCCCAATGGGAAATAATTGTAGGCGGTGGCGACCCATACTCTGTTGCTAACGCTATTTTTAAAAGTGTGTTTGATATATCCACGTTAACTGGATCAACACTAGGCATTACAGCTATTACAAACGCATATTCAGCCGCCGTAACAACTAATTTGACTCACGGCTATACCACTGGTCAAACCATTAATATCACTGGCGTCACAGGAATGTCAGGTATTAACAACGTGCCTTTTGTGGCGGTAGTTACTGGTCAAGAAACATTTACGCTTGCGGTAGCAATTTCATCTATTACATGGGCAAGCACAGGTGGAGGCACCGTAACTGTAGTTACTGCTTACCCACACGGATTACCTTCAGGTACAACTAGCGGTTCTATTGCAGGATGCACACCTACAGGTTATAACGGTACGTATACGTTTACTCAAGTAAATTCCACAACATTTACTTATCCTTTGGCTAGTAATCCCGGGACAGTTGGAACTTTGGGGTATACCGGATTTGATTCTGCAAGCGCCGGTACTTATATAAGCGGCGGTATAGTTACTCCAAATTTGAGAAACGAAATAGTTTCTATTAACGACTATCCGGATAGTTACAACATTACTTTTGTAATCCCCCCAGTACAAACAGTGACGGTTGGATTAGTCTGGAATACAACATCACTAAACTATGTATCTCCTTCAGCAGTTGCTCAACTAGGTAATCCAGCAATTGTTAACTACATTAATAGTATTTATGTAGGGCAACCAATCAATGTATTTGAATTACAAAATGTATTTCAAAATGCTATTGTTAACTTAGTGCCAGCACCCCTACTTTCTCGCATGGTATTTACAGTAACTATTAACGGAAACGTAGTAAACCCTTCTTCAGGTACAGGGTTAATATATGGCGACCCTGAAAGTTACTTTGAAACTGCAACTGAATTAGTCACAATTACTCAAGGCTAATATGCAGACTAAGGTTCTTCCAGCCTATCTTTATCAGCAATATACGCAAGATGTATATGTTGACGATTTACAAGCGTTTTTTACAGCATATAACAATATCTCACAAACTTATTTAGATAACACAAATGATTTAAATTTACCTGTATATACAACTCAAATTGCTCCTTTATTAGATTGGACGGCACTCAGTATATACGGTATTCTTAGACCTGTTTTACCTTATTCTGGAACTATATCTTCGGGTGTGTATGACGAAGCTGTTTACGATACAACCGTTTATAACGAAAACATTATTATTTCTCCAGCAGGTTTTTACGAAACGACGGACGATATTTTTAAACGAGTAATTACTTGGAATTTCTATAAAGGCGATGGATTCCAATTTAATACTGTTTGGTTAAAAAACAGAGTGTATAGATTTTTGGCGCAACAAAATGGGGTTCCTCTTCCAATCCCAAATACTTATGATATTGGCGTCAGTTTTGCCTCCAACAACGTAGTGGATATAGCTATAAACCCATCAAGCTCATTAGTGACTTTTGCGCCAATTTTGCAAGCGGCAATAAATTCAGGTGCTTTACAGCTCCCTTTCCAGTATACTTTCAATGTTACTTATTAAGGTTTTGCTATGACTATTTTGCAATTCGCTAATAATGCTTTATCCGCATTGGCAAGCCCGATTACTAGCGCTGATACCACTATCTATCTTCAAGCGGGTACTGGTTCGCTATTTCCAACTCCAACTTCTGGACAAGTATTTTTAGCCACTATCTATAACAGCTCTAGCACTAGCTATGAAATTGTTTTAGTAACAGCTAGATCAGGCGATACCGTCACCGTGGTTAGAGCGCAAGAAAATACAACGGCTCAAACTTGGCTGACTGGCAATAGTTTTGGTATGTATCCTACTAAAGGAACAATGGAAAACAATATCCAAATAGACCAATTACAGCTTGGCACTTATACTTTTGGAGTTGCTGGCGGTACAGCGAATGCTTTAACAAGTCAAATTACATCAAATTTAACAGTTATTCCAGACGGCTTTTTATTTGTATTGAAATCTACTAATCTCAATACCGGCGCGGCAACTTTGCAGCTTACTATGGGGTCAACCATTTTACCGCCAGCTCCTATTGTTAAAGGAAATGGAGTTGCTTTAGAAGCGGGAAATATCGCTGGTTTTGGTTATCCATTACTTTTGCTTTATAGCGCATCAAATGGATTTTTTATTTTGCAAAATCCATCTGCCCCATCTGCTTATTCAGCAAGTTATTTAGTGGTTGGTGGCGGTGGTGGAGCTAATGGTGGTACTGGTGGCGGTGGTGCTGGCGGTGTAGTTTTTAATGCTTCTGCTGTTTTTGTTCCTTCAACTACTTACAACATTATTGTTGGGGCTGGCGGCTCTTACAGCACAGGCTCTAATTCAGTTTTACCTACATTAGCAACTGCTTTAGGCGGTGGTTTTGGCGCTGGAAATGGTAGCTCTGGTGGATCAGGCGGTAGCGGAGGCGGTGGCGGCTCTGGTGGTTCAGGTACAAGTGGTCAAGGCTTTAACGGAGGCTCAAGCACAGGTTCGCCAACTGCATTAGGCGGTGGTGGCGGAGCAACTGCCAATGGTGGTAATGGTGGAAATAATGGTAGTTCAACTCCACAAGGTTCAGGTGGCGGTGGAGGTGCAGGCGTACAGATCACTATTGGTTTAACTACTCCTTATTATGGCGGAGGCGGAGGCGGTTGCGGTAGTGATGCTTCGGCAGGATATGGCGGAGGCGGTGGCGGTATTGGTGGTGGCGGTAATGGTAGTGATGGAAATTCAGGATACGGAAACGGCACAAATGGAACAGCCAATACTGGTGGCGGTTCAGGCGGTAGAAATACTGGAGTTGGTGGTTCAGGTGTTGTAATTATTTGGTATACAGGCGCACAGCGTGGTACTGGAGGCACAGTAACAACTTCAGGTACATTTACTATCCATACATTTACTACTTCAGGAATATATACAGCTTAAAGGAAAAATTATGACAACAAATTATGGAAGTCCAATTACTGGAACTTTGACAGGAACTACTGCAACAGTAAATGTTGTTGGTACTCAAATTCCAGCTTCTATTGCATTAAATAGTGCCGACTCTACTAAGGCGATTGCTATTTCTTTTGACGGAACTAACTATTATACAGTTACTCCAACTGGCTCTATGACAGGTCAAATTTATTATGTTTTAGCTTTCCCAGTTAAATCAATTAAATTTACTGGTGTTGCTAACGACACTTACACTGTTCTTTAATAGCATTAAGGGTTTGCTATGACAATACTATTATTTTCTAATCAAGCCCAAACTGCGCTTGCGCTGCCTGTTAGCAGCACAGCCACAACGATTACAGTCGCTAGTGGCACTTCAGTTAATTTTCCTAGCCCAGCAGTAGGGCAAGCCTTTACCGCTACGATTGTTAGCGCAAAAAATAATCTGATTAATGAGATTGTTTATGTTACGAATGTAACTGGCAATGTATGGACAGTTATTAGAGGTCAAGAAGGAACAGTCGCTAGAGCTTGGTCTATTGGTGATTTTGTAGTCAATTTAATGACTGCGGGAACAGGTCGAGCTTTTGTTCAAATTGAAGGTTTACAAGAAGGTTTGTATTCCGCTGTATTTCAAAATATGTTTACAGTAACAGGTCAAGTTAATACTTTGCCTGTTAACCCAAATGATTTAGTAAATAAAGCCTATGCCGATGCAATAGCTCAAGGCATGGTGGCTAAAGCATCTTGTCAATGCGCTACCACTCCTTTAGGTAACAACATTGATCTTTATGGTTTACAAACTATTGATAATTACACTGTTTTAGTTGGTGATCGAGTTTGTGTAAAAAACCAAGATGATCCTGCTGAAAATGGAATTTATGTAGTATCTGAAACTGCTTGGTCAAGATCGCTAGATATGAATATCTGGTCAGAAGTACCCGGTGCTTTTACTTTTATTCAATATGGAACTATTAATGGCAGTACAGGTTGGGTAGTTATTGCTCCTGTAGCTGGAACTATTAATGTAACCCCTATTATTTGGACACAATTTTCTGGTGTAGGCACATCAGGTTATTCAGGTATCAGTGGTTATTCTGGTTATTCTGGAACAAGTGGTTTATCTGGTGATTCTGGTATTTCAGGATACTCAGGAGATAGCACTTCAGGCTATTCTGGTATTTCTGGTTATTCAGGTTTTTCGGGTTATAGCGGTCAACAAGGTACATCCATTAATTTATTGGGATCAGTACCAACACCTGCTGACTTACCCCCTACAGGCAATCAAGTCAATGATGCCTACATTGTTATCTCTGATGGTGACTTGTGGGTATGGAATGGTACTGAATGGTTTAATGCTGGTCAAATTGTAGGCTTTTCTGGTTACTCAGGATTCTCTGGTTATAGCGGAGATAGCACATCAGGATATAGCGGTGAATCAGGCTATTCAGGAATCTCTGGATATAGTGGTGATTCTGGTATTAGTGGTTATTCTGGCGATAGCGGTATCTCAGGTTTTTCTGGTGATTCAGGAATAAGTGGTTGGTCAGGTGACTCTGGTATATCTGGATTCTCTGGTGACTCAGGAATTTCTGGTTATAGCGGATTTTCTGGTGATTCAGGCATTAGCGGATTTAGTGGTGATAGTGGTATTTCGGGTTGGTCAGGAGATAGTGGTATTAGCGGATTTTCTGGTGACTCTGGAATAAGTGGCTATTCTGGAGATAGTGGCATATCTGGCTATAGTGGCGATAGCGGTATTTCTGGTTGGTCAGGCGATAGCGGTATTTCCGGCTATAGCGGTGATTCTGGAATAAATGGGTATTCAGGTGATTCTGGAATTTCTGGTTTTAGCGGTTATTCAGGCGATTCAGGCATTTCTGGATTTAGCGGAGATTCTGGTATTAGCGGATATTCTGGATGGTCTGGCGATAGTGGTATAAGTGGCTACTCAGGATTTAGCGGAGATTCAGGAATTTCTGGCTATTCTGGATCAGGAATATCAGGCTATTCAGGCGCAAGCGGAATTTCTGGTTACTCAGGCATTTCTGGATACTCAGGTACAAGCGGTTACTCTGGAAGTGGTGTAAGTGGTTATTCTGGTTTATCAGGCTATAGTGGCTATTCAGGCTTTAGTGGTTACTCAGGTACATCGGGTTACAGTGGCTGGAGTGGGGAATCGGGATACAGTGGAACTAGCGGATGGTCAGGATTCTCAGGGGTATCGGGATGGTCGGGACTTTCAGGATACAGCGGATGGTCGGGTGTAAGCGGTTACTCAGGACTAAGCGGATTCTCAGGTGTACAAGGTTCATCATCTAGTTTATTTTTATATTATGCAGAAGCAGTCCAAACAAGTGGACAACCTGCAAGTGGATATTTACTTTGGAATACTGCAACACAAAGTAATGCTACACAAATTAATATTAATCATCTTACAAACAATGGCGATGATATTGATATATTTTTAGCATTGTTACAACCTACACAAAAATTTACAATTCAAGATCAAAATGCAAGTGCCAATTATCAGTCATGGTTAATTACTGGTGCAACAACAAACATAAATGCTGGAACTTCTAATAGTTATTGGACAGTTCCAGTTAGCCTTATATCTTCAGGTGGCACAGGCACAACTGATTTTGCAAACAATCATCCATTATTTTTAGCTATTACAGCGGGAATAAGCGGAACAAGTGGTTATAGTGGTTACTCAGGTTTCTCAGGAATAGCAACAAGTGGATACAGTGGTTATTCAGGTATCTCAGGCTACTCAGGAACTAGCGGAATAAGTGGTTATAGCGGAAGCGGAGTAAGTGGTTATTCTGGCTTTAGTGGTTATTCTGGAATTTCTGGTTATTCTGGTATTTCTGGCTATTCTGGCTTTAGCGGATACTCTGGCGGTACAGGTACAAATGGTACATCGGGCTATTCTGGATATTCAGGCGGTACTGGAACTAATGGGACTTCTGGTTATTCAGGCTATTCTGGTGGTACAGGTTCTAATGGCGCATCAGGATATTCGGGTATATCTGGATATTCTGGTTCAGGAATTTCAGGTTATAGTGGCTTGGGTATTTCAGGCTATTCTGGATATTCAGGCGCAGGATCAACAATTACAGTAACTTCTACCAGTTCTAATGCTACTTTCTATCCGGTATTTAATAGCACCACTTCTGGCACTTTTGGCACTGCTAATGTCAATTCAGCATATAATTTTAATCCTTCTACTGGCGCTTTATCTGCTCCAGAAGTAGTTGCTTCAAACGGTCTTTTTGTTAACTCAACTACCGTAAATTCAAGTTACACTATTGCTTCAGGAACAAATGCCTTTTCTGTAGGTTCAATTACTGTTGCAAGCGGTGTTTCATTAACAGTTTCTTCAGGTCAAAGATGGATGGTAATTTAATATGAGCATAGTAAGCGCAGGAACAAGCACAACAACGGCTTTTGTTGCTACTGGCGATACAAATGGAAATCTTGTTTTCCAAACTGGCGCTACTCCAACAACAGCTTTCACGGTTAATGCTGACCAAACATCCTCTTTTGCTGGAGCTATTAAAGAAAAGCAAACAACTACCGCTACAGCTATGGCTACAACGGTAAATTATGATGTTTTGACGCAAGCCATCCTTTATTACACAAGCAATGCAACTGCAAACGCCACAATTAATATCCGTGGAAGCTCTAGTGTTACTTTAAACAATAGCATGGCAGTAGGAGAGTCCGTATCTGTTGTTTTTATGAACACTAATGGCGGAACAGCCTATTATTTAAATGCTTTTCAAATTGACGGAAGCTCCGTAACACCAAAATGGCAAGGCGGAACAGCCCCTACTAGTGGCAATACAAGCTCTATTGATGCTTATGTTTTCACTATCTTTAAAACAGCTAGTGCTACTTTTACAGTTTTTGCTTCACAAACAAAGTTCGCCTAATATGCCATTTTTATCAGCCAGAGCAGAATCAGTTAAATCTTTTGGATTTACAGCTTCTACTTCATCCCCTTACACATCTAGCATTGTCATTGTCGCTGGTGGCGGAGGAGGGGGCGGT